TTTTGCGATTTTTATTTTTCGTTTTTTATTTTTTTATTTTTTGCGAATTTTATTTTTGTGATTTTGAAAAAATTTTTTTGCGCAGTTTTTCGCGCTCTCGGTTTTTCTAAAATCTCCGAGAAAGTCTCATGTGCGGCCAAACATGGCGAGCCAACTTTTTTATTTTTTGAAAAAATTTTTTACATAAAAAAAAAGGGGTATTTTTTTACCCCTTTTATTTTTTATAGTGAAAATAATTTTAGTTTTAATTCATTGACTTGTAATTCAAAACTTTTATTTTCATCAAGTTGTATTTGTATTTCTTGTCTATCGCGTTTTTTCATATCATGCATTTTTCCATATAGTATATTTTCATGTTGCAAGATACAAAAGTATTTTTCAATATTTTTATTTTCGTATTCATAGATTAATTTATACAACATTTTTCATAACCCCTTTTTTTATTTTTTATTTTTGGTAAAACTTGCAAGGGCTTGCGCCCTTGCGCTTATTTTTGTTCGTAACTGAATATTGCTATATAACCAAGTTCATCATTTGGCGCTATTCTTAATACATGTTGAGTATTTAGTTCGTTATACTTGCTTTTATTTGCGCTATATTGATATTTGACTTCTAGCGCATCAAGTACTTTTTTCAGTTCATCCATTTTTTCAAGAGTACAATTAAATGACATGTCGCTTATATCTGTCAATTCAATTTTACCAAGTACCCCTATCAAGTTTACTATTTTTCTTTTTTCCATTTTTCATAACCCCTTTTTTGTTTTATTTTATATTACTATTGTAAACGATTATTTCAAAACTTGCAAGGGTATTTTTTGTACCCTTGCAATTTTTTGCATAGGTTATGCGTTTTTCCATTTTATATCAGCGCTTAGCAGATTTCCATATACTGCCAATTTTACGCGCCGTGGTATAAGTACTAGGGTATAATTTGTAAAGTATACATAGTATATACCACTTGAAAAATTAAGACTTTTTTTGTATTCCAAGCCTTTACTTGCTAACTTGCGCGCTATATTCAGCGCGTGTTTTTCATCATTTACAATTTGTTGCTTAAACTCGCGACCCAATGAAATGTAACTTTTTTCTATCATTTCATCATTGAGTAGAATTGTCTTAAACATTTTTCATAACCCCTTTTTTTTGTTTTATTTTATACTCTTATTGTATAGGATAATTTGACAATTTGCAAGTAAAAGTTTTAACCTATCCGTTTTTTTGATAGGGTTACGCCTTGCCTTGTCTTGCTATCCTATGAATAAATAATACCACATAACCCCGTCAAAAAATTGAATAGGTTATGCGAACGCGTGTTCGCGTGTGAAATTCGCGCCCCTTGCGCGCCGTTTTTTCCAAAAATTACCAAAAAAAAATTATGGGAACGCGTGTTCGTATTTTTGATCTTTTTTTTGGCGCTTATTTTTTCCAAAAATTGCCAAAAGGTTTCCGACGCGTCCATACATGGAGGGACAAAAATGGAGGGCGCGGAGCGCTTTCCTTTAAAGGTTTTAAAGGTTTTAAAAAAGGGTTTAGATGCTTTTGACCTTATGCTTTTAGTCTTTTGCTTTTGACCTTCGACCGCGAAGCAAAAGGTCAAGTGAGTGTTATTAAGCGAAGTGATAACGAGACTTATTAACACGAACGCAGAGCGAGAAGTAATTAAGCGAAGTGACAACGAGACTTATTTACTTCGAGCGCACCAGCGAACGAGCAAATGAGCAGGCAGTCTCATTTGCCGAGTGAGCGAACGAGCGTTATTAAGCGACGCGATAGCGAGACTTATTAACGCGAGGCTTTTGCGGAGCGGGAGCGGGAACAGCCCGAGCACAATTAAGCGACGTGATAACGAGACTTATTTGTGCGAGGAAGCGTATATGAGCGCTGCAAACGAATGAGCTAGTTAATGAGTTGATGACAATCAATCTCATTTACCTAGCGAATGAGGAAAGAGAGCGAGTTAGTTAATGAGTTGATGGCAATCAATCTCATTTACCTAACGAGCGAACGCACGATTGAGGAGATAGAGCTATAAAGTTGTCGACAGACAATCTTTATAAGCGAAAGCGACGAAAGAGTCCGAGCTAGAGCAAATGAGCGTACAGCTCATTTGACGAATAGCGAAGGGCAGCGCGAACACCAAACATAATATCTTCACAACACAGGGAGCGGGAACTCGGGAGCGGGAGCGGGAACTGTCTTTTATGTCTTATATATTTTCTTATTCTTTTGCATAGCTTATAAGTTTTCTTAGTGCGAGCGATTATATCTTAGTGTCTGCCAAAGCAGCGCCTATTATATCTTAGTATGAGCTATTATATCTTAGTGTTTCCGAAGTAAGTGCTATTTCTTATGTCTAATCTACTAGTTATTATAATAATATATAATAGCACAGTTTATTCGGAATAGGGGGATAGTGTATCATAGATATTGGCGGGGGGTATGTTTCGGGATTGTAACGCAGGATTTTTAAAAAATACAAAGTATCACACTAACTTCGACGCCCCAACTAATTTTCACTTCCCTCTTGACAAACGCCGAGAAATATGTTATAATAAATTATGAAGGAGGCTGCACATGAAGCTCGATTATACTATAAAAGACCCTCAAGAGCGTAAACAAATAGTAGAGGCCCTCATCGCCCAAAAAGACGACTGGACCCCGCGCGAACTTGAAAAACTCGCCAACTATCTTATCTATGCTATTGAAAAACATGAAAATGACATCTTAACTGAAAACCGAATGGTCACTATCAATAAACGCGAAACAAGCTACCAAGGCCTCAGTGAAAAATTAGAAGGTGGAGAAGATTCACTTCATAACTTAATGCGCTCAGATAAAAATATGATTCTAACGCATAAAACATCTATCTCAACAAAAGACTTAAATGAAGTTCCTGATCTCGGAGCTTTGCGTCACAACATTGAACGACTAGAGGGATTGCTACAAGATGCGCACGGTGCACAAAAATATCGTCTAAAGAAAATGATTATTGAAATGCGCAAAGAACAATATACTCTGCGAAACCTTTATCGCCAACCTGTATACCCATCATCATCGGCCAAGCTTGGTATACAAAAAAATGACGACACCCTATCCGATCTTCGCTTCGATGACCCTAAGCATGTATTTCAAATTTTAAATAATTATTCAAAATTGAAACAACACTTCTGGGACAAGCTTAATGAAGATATGCGCTGGGCCTTAATTGACCTAGAAAACATTATTGATAAATACATCAAAGATCAATATCCTCTTTACTACGATTTATTAGTAATGAAAGCTGATGGCTACACAAACAATCAGATTCAGCAAGAGATAGAAGATAAGTATGGGCGACGCCATAGTCACGAATATATATCTTCGCTGTGGTGCAACAAAATTCCATATTTAATCGCAGATGGTTTTAAAGAAGATTGGCTCAATTGGGTTTACACTTACAAGATGAAAGGTAATTATAAAACATGTTCTCGCTGTGGTCAAACTAAATTAGCTCATACAAGATATTTTACAACTAACAAGACAGCACAATATGGCTTCTACTCTATTTGCAAAGAATGCCGAAATAAATAGGAGGTGCGCAGATGAGAGAAGATTTACATAGTTGCGTGAAATGTAAACGCGACATGCGAGCAGAAAACTTTTACCAAGATAAAAGTGGTCAGCTAATGATTACTTGCAAAAAATGTTTAACCATGCATATAAACCCACACGAACCATCAACTGTTTATCATATTTTGCAAGAAGTTGATGTGCCATTCATCCCAGAAGAATGGGAAGCCCTCGTAGAGCGTTATGGTAATGACCCTGGTACTCTTAAAGGCACTACTATTATCGGCCGTTATTTGGCCAAAATGAAGCTTAAACAGTTCTCACAATACGTCTGGGATGATACTGATCGTATTATTGAAGAATATAACGAAAAACTGCGTCGATTAAAGCAAATGGAAGAAGATCATCAAAATAGATACAAGAAGGCTTTAATATCAGAAGGCGCTTCAGAAGAACAAGCAGAAGAACAAAGCAGTCTGGATATGAAGCATATATTTGACTTTGGTTCAATGTTAAGTCGAGAAGAAAAAGAAATGCTTACACTCAAATGGGGCAAGCTTTATAAAGAAGAAGAATGGTTAATCCTCGAGCAGTTTTATAATCAGATGCATGAAAGCTATGATATTCAAACTGCCTCGCACGAAGACTATTTAAAAATGATTTGTAAAACATCGCTCAAGATGAATCAAGCTATCGACATAGGCGACATTGAGGGTTTTAGTAAATTGAGTAAAAGTTATGACAGTTTGATGCGTTCTGCTAAATTTACAGCAGCGCAAAACAAAGCAGAAAGTGAAGACTTTATTGATTCAATTGGAGAAATGGTCCGTCTTTGTGAAGAAGAGGGTTTTATTCCTAGATACCATAGAGAAGAAGATCAAGATATAGTTGATCTCACCATAAAAGACATTTCACAATATGTTGAGCGCTTAGTTAAAACTGAACTTAATCTTGGAACTCTAATAGATTCAGCTATTAAACAAATGCAAATAGAAATGGAACGAGAATCTGAAACCTATGAAGAAGAACTAACTGACGATGACTGGACCGAGTACTCTGAATTAAGAGGAGAGGATGAGGTCGATGGCACTAAGTGATATTTTACAGAAATTAGAACCAAAGAAAAAAGTCGGGCTATCCGAAGAACGAGTACGCGCTCAAATACCAGAGTTTAAAAAATGGATTTCATTTTGGCGCGAGTACCCAGATATCTTTGTAGATATGATAACTCCCGCTTCATCTACTTTTAGACTATTCTTTTATCAAAGAATGTTTTTGCGAGTAGCAATGAGATATAAATATGTTTATGCAACTTTTACTCGTGCTTTCTCAAAATCCTTTCTTTCAGTTTTGGTTTTGGTCATTCGCGCAATACTTTATCCAGGCGCAAGATTATTTATCGCGTCTGGTGGTAAAGAGCAGGCTGCAAATATCGCAAAAGAAAAGATAGAAGAGTTGCTCGATATATTTCCGGCGCTCAATAAAGAAATAGACTGGCGCCCTGGTAAGACCCAGTTTACGAAAGACTATGTGCGCCTCCAATTTAAAAATGGGTCGCGACTTGATATCGTAGCTGTGCGTGAATCTACTCGTGGAGGTCGTAGGCACGGGGGACTAATCGAGGAAGTTATTCTTGTAGATGGCGAAAAGCTCAACACAGTTATTTTACCACTGATGAATATCTCGAGACGAGCCGCTAATGGTGAGGTCGATCCAAATGAGACTTTAAATAAATCTCAAATTTATGTAACTACTGCGGGCTTTCGAGATTCATTTGCCTATCAGAAACAATTACAGCTTTTGCTCTGGCAGATAATGAGGCCAGGCCAGGCATTTGTATTTGGAGGTACTTGGAGAATCCCTGTGCGTCATAGTCTACTAGATAAAGGCTTCGTATCAGATATGCGTCAAGATGGAACTTTTAACGAAGCTTCATTCGGCCGAGAATATGAAAGCTTATGGTCTGGCTCGATGGACGATGCATTCTTTAGCGCAGACCAATTTGATAAATATCGAGTTCTCAATCAAGCCGAAGAAGAATGGAGTGGCCGAGGAAATACAAGCCACTATTATATTTTTGGTATAGACGTTGGGCGTCAAGGCGCTCAGTCGGTTGTAATGGTTTTTAAAGTAAATCCACAACCACAAGGAATAGCTTTAAAATCTTTAGTAAATGTATTTACTATCGAGAACGAACATTTTGAAGTTCAATCTATTTTTATTAAAAAACTTTATTATAAATATCTTCCAAAGGCAATAGCTATAGACGCTAATGGTCTTGGAGCGGGATTAGTAGACTACTTGATTATGCCAAATACTGACAAAAAAACAAATGAAGAATATGCGGCGCTTGGTGTTATTAACGACGATAATGGAAATTATCGACGCTATCAAAAAGAAGGTAAAGTTGAGCAAAATGTTTTATACTTAATTAAAGCAAATGCCGAAATAAACAATGAGGCTCATGTTAATGTTGTAACGCAAATAAGCTCGGGTAAAATTAAATTCTTAATAGATGAGCGAAATGCAAAAGCAAAATTAATGGCGACCCGAGTGGGCCAAGATATGACTCCCGAGGCACGCCAAGATTATTTAAGACCTTTTGTTCTAACCTCGATTCTTAAAGAAGAGATGATGAACCTACGCGAAAAACGCGATGGCAAAAACGTGGTCTTAGAAAAAGCAAACAATAAAATTCCAAAAGATAAATTTTCAGCCTTTGAATATGGTCTATATTATATAAAAATACTTGAGGATTCTGAAAAGAAAAAGAGGGGCAAATACAGAGCCTCCGATTTTATGTTTTATTCATAGGAGGAATTGGCGTGCAATATTTAACTAATGAGCAAATTGATGAATATGTTTTCAATGTCTTGGTTGAGCTAGGATACGCGCCAACCGAAGAAGAAGTGCAAGATATCACAGATATTTTTATAGGCTTGTTATTTGAGCTTGAATTAATAAGAGAGGAAGATCAACATGACGGAGGGAACAAGCAGCACCCAAGGAGCTTTTAAGGCCCCAATGTCACGAGGCGAAATAAAGGTCAAGGAAATTTTACAAAACTCAGGATTAATTTTCGAGCAACAATATGAATTTCCTGATCTTGTCTCATCTTCTGGTAAGCCATTGCGTTTTGACTTTGCGGTTTTTGATGATGATGGTGAGCTAGATTTTTTAATAGAGTATAATGGTGAACAGCACTATACTTCTATTAATGCTTATGGCGGCGGAAAAAAGCTGGCACAACAAAAATATAATGATAATTTAAAATTAAGATATTGTGCACGCAAAGGAATTCCATTGGTAATAATTCCATACTATGATTATGATTTATTCGATTTAGAATATATATTTCAAAAAGCTGGAATATAGTGGTTAAAATTATACAATTTTGACCTGTCTAATTATAAGTATACTAGAGGAGGTGTTCGTTATTAAGAAGCGAAATGTTAATTCTAATTTTCAACAACGAGATAGACTAACAGAGCTTAGTACTAGAGAATTAAACTATGCCTATCAACGAAACGGCGGATTAAATATCTCAGAAAATTCAGCCGACATAGGAAACTATCGTGCAATGGGTCGTACTATATTTGCTAAGCGACAAATTGTTCGTGCAATAGAATTGAGAGAAATAAGAAGTATTCGTGCTATAAGCCGACACTTTTTTTCTGCGAGTGGTATTTATAGTCGTGTAGTTAGATATATGGCAAACCTACCAAGCTATGATTATTTATTAACTCCATACATTGACTCAGATGATGTTCGTAAAGAAAGATTGCTTTCTGATTTTTCTCGAGCATTAAAATTTTTAGAGTCTTTAAATTTAAAATCTAGACTTGGTGAAATTTCAACTCGTGTTTTAGTTGATGGCGTTTTTTATGGATACTTAAGACAAAGTGGTAATAACACTATGATTCAAGAATTGCCACCAGATTATTGTCGAAGTATTTATAAAATAAACGGACTGCCTGTTATTGAATTTAATCTATTCTTTTTTGACATTATGTATTCAAATCCAGAAATCAGAATGAATGTTTTAAAATCAATGCCTGCAGAAATTATTGATGCATATCTTCAATATAAAGAAGGAAATGACAAAAGAATAACATCTAAAGACCTTGGTGTTTGGGTTAAACTAGATCCAAATTACACAATGAGATTTAGACTAAACGATGATGAGACTGGTATTTTTACAAGTGCCATTCCTCAAATATTAGATCTTGATGATCTACAAGCAGTAAGTAAAAAGAAAGCCGAGCAACAACTTCTAAAAATCATGATTCAAAAAATTCCACTAGATAAAAATGGTGATTTTATTTTTGACATGGAAGAAGCAAAAGCAATGCATAATAATGCAGTAGGTATGCTAGCTCGCGCAATGAATGTAGATGTTTTAACTACTTTTGCAGATTCTCAATTATTAGATCTTGAAGATAGAAATAGAAATGCTACAGATTCTGAGCGATGGGAAAAAGCTTTGTATAACGAGCTTGGGGTTTCTCAACAACTATTTGCCACAGAAGGAAACTTGGCTTTAGAAAAATCAGTTGCTAATGATGAATCAATTATGATGAGTTTAATTCTTCAATATCAAGAGTGGTTAAATAAACAACTTGAAATTCGATTTAATCCTATAGATGGAAAATATCGTTTCTCTTGTTGGTTCCCACGTATAACTCAACATAATAGAAATGAAGTTGCTAAACTTTATAAAGAACAAGCTTCATTGGGGTATTCAAAAGTACTTCCTGCATTAGCACTTGGTCAAAGTCAAGCAAATCTTATGGCGACACTTTTATTTGAAAACGACATTCTAAATTTAGGAGATAAAATGGAGCCAGTTAAAATGGCGTCAACTATGTCTTCAAAAAGTGGATCATTGGATGGGGCTGGGCGACCAGAATTACCAGATGATCAAAAGTCAGATAAAACTTTGGCCAATGAAGCGTCGGGAGGTTAGGGATGAATAATAAAAGCGTTTCTTTAAAAATGCCAGTGCAATTTGTAGAAGTTGATGCAATCAATCCCCTAATTTCAAAAATGACAGTTAAAATTATGTACTCAGGAAAAAATAGAAACTCATCTTATTTTTCAAAAGAGGTTATTGAGGAAATGGCAAAATCGCTTCCTAATACTCCTATTGTTGGAGAATGGGACGAATATGAAAATGATTTTCTGGGGCATGGTCAGGAAACACGAATTGATGATCGTGGAAATGTAAAAACTGTCAGAAAAACAATTCCAATTGGAGTTGTTCCATCAAATGCAAAAATTTGGTGGGAAACCTTTTTGGATAATGGAAAGACTGAGAGAGATTATCTTTGCAGCGAAGCCTATATTTGGACTGGACGATACCCAGAAGCCAAAAAGATGGTTGAGCGAGGCAAAAATAATCAATCTATGGAACTAGACCCAGTTACTATCAAGGGCAAATGGGCGCAATTAGATAAGAAGGGGCCAGAATATTTTATTGTAGAGGAAGCGCATTTCTCAGCGCTCTGCGTTCTTGGCGAATCTGTTGAACCAGCCTTTGAAGGAGCCTCATTTAAAAATCAAGATCCTGTTCTTTATTCTTTATTGAAAAATGAAGAAAGAAAACAAGAGTTTGATAAAGAAGTGAAGCAGCTTGTTTTTGAATTAGAGCAAGCCTTGGTTGAGTACAAACCAAAGAAAACAGACTTTCCTAAAAAGGGAGATGACAAAGCAATCACTTTAAGAAATTCTGAATGGCAAGTTTTTGATCCTGATTTTGCTGCAATGATTAAAGAAAAGTATCCAGAAATCTGGAACTTGGGCGGAAACATTCGTGGCAATAGTCAATATCGAAAATTAATTAAAGCCGTCGGAAAAGCTGAAGATGAGCTTACTCCTACATTAAAAGATGCTATCAAACTTCGTGAAGCTTGGGTTGCTCGTCATAAAGGCGACTTTAGAATAGCTGGAGTAATAGCTCAAATAAAATGGTTGGCTGTTGGCTCTAGGGGTCAAGCCTATATGAAGGATTTAGTTAAAGAAGAGATTAAAAAGAGGGAGGCACGTAAAGTGAAAAACTACTCAGCTACCTCCGAACTCGTCACTAAACTAAAGGACGAAATTAAAAAATTGAGTAACATGGCAGATCAGTTTGAGGATAATAAAGACATTGAATCTACTGATGATTTAGATTTAATAATCACAGAACTCAATAAGATCCTTGATGCGATGAAAGCGGAAAAAGATACGCCGCTTATATCTGATCCTGAGTTACAAAATTATACTCAGAAGGAGGAATTGGTTTTAATGCAAGAGGAAAAAGAATTGTTTGCAGAAGTTGAAGAAAAAGAAGAAGAAGAATTAGACGAGGTTGAGTCTGAAGAAGAAGAAAAAGAAGCTGAAACAGATATGGCTGAAAAAGTTATTGAAGTAGAAGACAAAAAAGAAGAAGAAAAAGAAGCTTCTGTTTTAGACGAAATTAAATCTATGCTTAAACATCTAGTTGATGCTCAGGGCACTACAAAATCTGCAGTTGAGGCGGAAGAAACTTATGCTCCAGTAATGGGCAAAGAAGAAGCTCCTCGAGTAGATGCTGAAGCAGAATTGAAAAAAGTTCGTGAAGACCTTCAATATAAAATTGAAGAAGCTTCTACTTTAAAAATGGAACTTGAGGCTGCAAAAGCTGCTCTAGCAGAAATGGAAAAGAAAGAGAAAATGGCGCTTGTTGAAAAGTTCAGTTCTTTAAACGAAGACTTTTTAAATGACATTAAATCAAAACTAGATTCTTATTCTTTTGAGCAACTAGAAGGAAAACTTGCAGTTGAAGCTCTTCGCTCTACTAAGAAAGAAGAAAGTGTTGCTACTTATTCGTTTATCGAAACAAGCAGTGCACCTAGCTGGATTGCGGCATTAGAAAAAACTAAGAAGTAGTTGGGTCAATATTGATTAATCTCTATTTCTTGTTTTATAATATTATCGAAAGACTTTAAAATTTCAAGGAGGAAAAATTAATGGCTATCACTAAATTAGCGAAAAGTGGATTCGGTCAATTAGAACCAAATCATTTATCAGCTCAACGTACAGGTCAAGTATTTGCTCAGCTTCCAGTAAATGTTGCTGATCTAACAACTCTTGGCGGACGTGTAGAAAATGGATTATTCTTAGATTACAACTATGGAATTGGAGGAGTATCTGAAGTAGCTCTTCCAGAAGCAGGTGGATCTAAATTAACTATGTTAGTATTTAATGAAGTTCGTCTTTATGCTGACTTCTTAACTAACAAAGACTTTGCATTGTTCCCAAGTGGAGCTGCAACTAACATTGGTCTTGCTCCAGAAGGCGCTTACCAAAATCCAGTAACTGCAGATGTTACAAGCACTGTATTCCCTCGTCTTTACAAACCAGAAGTTGGAGATATCATCACTACTAACCTAGTAGCTGCTGAAGGAACAGGTGTTATCGGCGATTATGCTGTGGGTAATGTTTTAACTCCTGGCGCAGATGGAGTATTAGTAAAAATTGCTACTGTAACTGATCAAGTTTTATTGTATCGCGTTGCTGCTATCACTACAACTCCAGATCTACAACCAGCTTTAAAACTTCAATGTATTCAAGCTTAATGAGCTTATAACCTTATAATAATTCAAGGAGGAAAAATAAATGGCTTTAAATAAAGAACAATTAAAAGAGCTTATGGTTACAGTTGCTCAAGCTGATAAACAAGCTCCTGTTGCTTATTCTTATGGCGAACGTAAATTCACATATGATCAATTAAACGACGCACTTCGTGCAGAATTAAAAGAATTAGTTGGTGACTATGCTTCTTATCGTAAAAATAAAAATATTTTATTCGAATTGATTGAAGAAGTTGTTGAACTAGTTCTTCCAAAAAATGTTTACGACAACATGAAAGAATTCGCAGAAATCAAAACTTTTGCTCATGGTGACAAACCTTACTTCAAACGTCGTCAATCAGCTCTACGTGGACGTACATTTGTTACACGTGCTTCTGCTGGTGGTGTATACGAAGCATTCAAAATGGATGCTGAAGTTGTAAACGTTACTACTGAAGTATTCGGTGGTGCTGCTCAAATCGGTCTTGAAGAATTCCTAGAAGGAACTGTTGATTTCGCTCAATTAATGGACGTTATCAATGTAGGACTTGAAATTGCAGTATACAAAGAAGTAGTGCGTAACATGGTAGCTCTTGCTACTAATGGTATCGCTAACTATGCTGGTACTATTACTAATAAATTACCAGAAAACAACATTATTGATGTTGCTGGTTGGGCTCCAGTAGAGTTCAATGCTCTTCTTGGAATCACTCGTGCTTATGGTGAACCTACAATCTTCTGTTCTCAAATGTTCGCATTGAACATTAAACCAGATGCTTACTGGGTATCTGATGCTGATCGTTCTGAGTTGCGTGAAAATGGTTACATTGGCCGCTATAATGGTGCTCGCATCGTAGTTCTTCCTCAATCTTTTTATAACGTAACAAATGGACCAGATGCTGTTGTTGTACCTGCAGGTTATGCTTGGATTATCCCAGCTGGCCCAGACAAACCAGTTAAAGTTGCATTTGAAGGCGAAGCAGTTGTTGAAGAATTCCAAAACCGCGATTGGTCAAAAGAAATTCAAGTATTCAAAAAATTCGGCGTAACTATCATCACAAATGCTGGTATTACAGTTTACAATAACAGTGTTCTTAGTGACTGGCCTAATGTTGCAGGACCTATCTTTGTTCCTGTTGCAGGCGAAGCTGAATACACTTATTCTTACATCATTAACTAGTTTTAAATTTATGGGAGTGAGGAGCACTGCTCCCCTCCCATTTTTTTGTTGACTTTTTATTGAAAATATGATATAATAGAGTAAAAGGAGGATATTAAAAATGTCAATAACTAAAGCAAATCCATATTCTTTTTTGGGTGAAGAAATTACTCCAGATTTAGAAGTTAAAGTATGGTGTATTGGAGCAGGTCGTGCAGCATATGCATTAAATGATCCACAAGTTTCTCGAAGATGGAATCCAGGCGAGTTAAAAATTTTAACATTCCATGAACTATATCAATTAGTAAATGCACCTGGAGGTAGATTTCTTTTAACAAATCGTCTTCAAATTAGAGATAATAAAGTTCGTGAGGCACTACAATTGCCACTAGACCCAGAATATCTTTATACAGAAGAAGATGCTCGTCGTCTTGTAAAAACAGGAACACAAGAACAAATTCTTGATGCTCTTGAATTTGGTCCAACAGGACTAGCAAGTATGATTAAGCATTTTGCGATTGTAGAAGTTGATTCTTTAGAAAAAATGGAGTTCTTTAATAAATTATTCCGCATGAATATTAAAAATATTCGTGAAGCTAATAGCGAGCAACCTAAAGAAGCTTCTCCTACACCTAAACGTAGAGCAGGAGCTCCAAAAACCGAAACTTCAGAATCTAAGCCAAAAAGAAAGGCTGAAGCACTAAAACCTTCAGAACCAAAGAATCAAAAGCCTTCTGAAGAATAATAAAAAAGGAGGTATTATAGTGATCATTAAGAGTTTAAACTTAAAATCACCTGACCTTACTTTATTTAATGTTTCTGTTAGTGATGCTGGAGAAGCCGTTGTTGAAGAAATAGTAATTCCAGAAACGAATCCCCCAACAGGAGTTCGGTCTATACAATTAAATTCTATTTGGAGTTTAAGAGTGGATAATGATGGAAATCTCTATACTGTTGACACAGAAAAACAAACTAGTCCAAAATATGTTGGAATTTGGTTTGAGTCTCCAGATGGCACTGCTTTCAGATTAACAACAGATAACGAAGGTGAAGTTTTAATTGTTGAAACTCCTTATGTGAGACAACCTGGAACCCCTTTTTATGTAATCTATTGTAGATTTTTATCCAAAGTAACTGATGATCTATATCTTGAATGGACTCTAGAGGACACTTTTAAAAACCTAGAGTCTATTTTTATGGACGCATTACCTCAGTTTGAATGGCCAAAATTTGCATTATATGATTACTCAACGCAAGCCATTGGTATGGTTGCGGCAGATGGGTCAGTTGTTTCATATGGGAAGTTTTTTGTAGATTTAACAATAGAAGAGATAAATATATTCGCGGATTTAATGTTAGTAGAGTGGCTCAATCGTCAAATTACAACAGTAAATTTAACTCGAATGAAATATTCTTCTAAAGATTTTCAATTTACATCTCAGGCAAATCATATTCAAAAATTGCTTGTGGCAAAAGACAATTTCTTTTTACAGGCAAAAAGATTGCAAAGACTTTATCAGCGCAGAACTATTGATCCTAATGGAAGAGTAAAACCAAATTATGGTGGCTTAGCAAACTCTGCTATTACAGAAAGATGGCGTTTGGCAACTATCGGTTCTGGTTGGTTATTTGGATCTCCTATTAATGGGGGTGCTTGGTGGACTGAAGAGTTAAGTGCTGTTTATGGTGGTTACTCAACTTTAGATCCTTATCAAAAAGGCAATTTAACTCCAGAGCAAGAATTAGCGCTTGGTCTTGGGCCTCGTGAAGGAACAGGAACTCTTGCTAATCCAAGGGGGTTGAAAGTCGATGCAGTTGATTAAGGCAAAATATGGATTAGAAATTGAGCATAAAGATTGGAATCAATATTTAAGAAAAACAAAAAATGATATTTTTAAATTATTGCCTTTAAGAGAAGAGGGCGCTGATTGGAAAAAACATTTAGATACAATAGTTTTAGAACTATCTGGTCTAAAAAAGTTAACTAATATGGTAGCCCTCATTTCTATTATTTCTAAATTAGAAGCAATAAAAACAGAATTAGATTTTTTGGTTTATCGAAAAACTATTTTTGAAGTTCTTTCTATTCTTGATGGAATGGAGGAGCGCTAATGCAAGACAATTGTTTGCCTTATACAAAAGGTGCGCAAAAAACTACTGGCACAGATCCTAATATATTTACTGATAGCGCGGTTGAATGCGTGGATCTTTATAAAAGACGTTTAATTAAAGAAGGTTTTACTGGAGACTCCACTCAAAATGCCATTCAAGATATGGAGCAATCTTTTCTTGATGCGCTCAATAATAGTTACAGCTCAGAAAAAGTTGGAATAGTCGAAGCAAATGATGGAATAGAATGGTTGGCGTTAGTATTTGAAATGGACAGTAAATTTGATTCTGATAAACGAAAACTTTCCATGCCCTTTCAGTCTAATGTTCACGTAGGAAATACAATAGATTGGTTTAGAACTGATTATAAATATTTAGTTATGAGCCAAGACTATTCACAAAAAGCTTATTTTTCTGGGATTATGGAGCGCGCAAATTATATTTTAAAATGGACAGATGATAATGGAAACATTTATCAGCAATGGGTTGTTGTAAAAGGTCCTGATGAAAAAATGCGTGGCTTTGGTGAAGAAAATAATCTTGTTGTTGACGAAGGCGAGCAAAAAGCAGAGTTATTTGTTGGAAAAACTGCTGGATCTCAGTTTTTAAAAAGATATAAGCGATTAATTTTAGCTGGACTTCCTTGGTACATAAGTACGCAAGATGATATGAGTAATCCAGATTTAATTAGAATTTCATTGACTGAGACAATGCTTGATAATTATACAGATAATGAAGCAGAAGCTATAGCCGATGTTTTAATAAGAAGTAAGTACACACTGAATTCTGGAATTCCAGAAATAGCAGATATTGGATATCAAATCAATCCATCTGAATTTATTTTTTATAAAGATGGCAAATTAGAAACTGTTAATTCTGCAAACTACAGAGTCTATGTAAATGATGAGCTTCAAATTGAGCTTCCTCATATTTTTAATGAAGAAGGAGAATATGAAGTTAAAATTTCTGTGGTGGGCTACCCACCAGAATTTACATATACTATCTCTATTGAAGCTGGCATAGAAGACACAATAGTTTACCAAATTGAAGGATCAGAAAAAATAAGAGAAGGTTTGCAGCAAACTTATATTATAGAAAAATTTATAAATGGAATAGCTCAGCCTGCACCAGATGGAATTTGGACTATATCTCCAGTTGGATATGCAGATACAGTTTCATTTACATCTAACTCAATTATTTTAAAGCCTAAAAAATTAGGAGAGATTCAACTTAAATTTATTGATTCTATGACAGCCACAGAAGCAACAAAAACTATTAAAGTTACTACTTTAATAGGATAGAGAAAAAGGAGGTTTTATATGTCTATATATACAAATGATGGTTTAAGAAATAATTTAACTCCATTTGGTAATTTCACAAGCTTGGCTGTGGATTTACAAATAATAATGAATAAAATTATTAAAAATGATAATATTTGTAAGCTTTTATATTATGATGGTCCAGATGCACTATCAAGACCAAATTTAACACCAGAACAAAAGTCTGCATTAATCGGAAAAAATATTAAAGTTGTTCCAACAATAGAAAAAGATCAGGATACTACAAATATGATTATAATTCAATTTGATAGATTTTTTCCAAATAATCAAGATGATAATGTTTATATTCAATTCACAATATCTTTTGATGTGCTGTGCTACTCAAAAACTTGGGTTATGGACGATTATATGTTAAGACCATATAAAATTATGAGTGAGCTAAATAGTATTTTCAACATGTCAAAATTAAGAAGTTCGGGACCTATTAATTTTGCCGGTTCAACTTCTCTTTTGATTAATGAAAATTTAGTTGGATATACTATGATGTATAATGTTTATGATTATAGATAAACTAACTTTAATAATGGGAGTTCCAATATCAATTCCTTCATTAGGGCTTACTATAAACCAACCCACATTAAAAGATATAGCCGCAATTGGAGAAGATAGATTTTATACCTCTTTGGCTTATTTTTTAATTACAAAAAAAGCTTTGCCAGAAGAATTTCATGAATCAGAAATAAGTGACCTAGAAGTTTTTTTATTTTTTCTTTCGGTTGCTGAATCAATGAGATTGGATGTTGTTGCGCTTTTTCAATTATGCATAGATGACTTGGACTCAATTTTATTTTTTCAAGATGAAATAAAAATAACTCTGAGCTCAGGACAAGAATGTATAATTAATCAAGAAGGTTTTTCTTTATTAAAAGAAATCTTTAAGCAAATTTTTAAATTGGGTGCAGACTTAGATAAATATAATCCTGCAAATTCTGCAGCGGAAAAAATAGCAGAAAAACTTAAAAAAAGACAGGAGAAAATCTCTAAGCTTAAATCTGATAAAGAAAATGAAGATTCAAAAATTTCTAATTTAATTAGTGTTCTTGCAATTGGTTCCAACTCCAATTCTTTAAAAGACTTGGAAAATTTTACTCTTTATCAATTTCTTGTTCAAATACAAAGATTTGGAATGTATGAGTCTTATAATAACCAAATCAGTGCTATGATGCAAGGAGCTGAAGATATAGAGTTAGTAGATTGGTATAAAAAAATATAAAATGACATGGAGGAAAAATAATGAAGTTTGGTGTTCGTGAAATTACAGATATCGTTTTTAAAGCTAGTGCAGACAACCAAAGATTAGGAACTGCTACATATGATATTTATGATCCTATTCTTTTCTTTGATTCTGCAAAAACTTCGACAGTTGAAGGTGCAGTTGCTACAGTTTATGCTCAAGGTGGACGTGGAAATCCTCGTTTACTAGCTTGGGACGGAGACAAAACAGTTACATTTACATTTGAAGACGCATTAATGACTCCTTATACTTTTGCAGCTCTTTCAGGCGCAGATTTATTTGGAAATGACACAGCAAATCTTCACTTAACTGAAAAGTCAAATATTGCTGGAGAAGCACTTGTTTCTGTTTTAAGTGGAGCTGTTACTGCAGATGGAGAAGACTATAATGTTGTTTTAACTTTTGCAGCTCAACCATCACAAACTTATAAAATAGGAGATTCTGTTATTATTAGTGGAGTCACTGGAAATACTGCTTATAATGGTACTTTTGAACTAACAGCAGCTGGAACTTCATCTATCGGTTTCAAAGTACTGGCTCCAGGCGCTACTGCTCCTGTATGGTCAACTGCAAAAATTGCTGAGCTTAGTGCTGAGTTCGAAGTTACAGTTAACATTTCTACATTATCAACAGTAGAAGCTCCTATTACAATTCCTTCTACTTATTTAAATTCAACATATATTAAGTTGATGAAATTAACTGAAGATGGAGATATTGATTCTTTAATTGATTTAACAAATGCTAAATTTAGTTACACTGGCGGAGTTTTAAAAATTGGAGATATTGCTACTGCTGGATTAGTTGCTGGAGATAGTGTTTTAGTTGATTTTTATGTTCAAACAAAAGCAAAACAATTGGAAATTTCTGCAGGCAAATTTGCTGGTTACTACTATGTTGAAGCAAATACTCTATTCCGTGGCTTAGATGGAAAAGATTATCCTGCTCAATTTACAATTCCTAAAGCAAAAATTCAATCTAACTTTACGTTTACAATGGCTCCTACTGGCGACCCATCTACATTTACATTTACTTTAGATGCGTTCCCAGCGCCTACTCGTTTTGACTCAACGAAAAAAGTATTGTTTACTTTAGATATTTTTGATAAAAATTCTACATCAAATATCTAATAACTGGGAGCCTTCGGGCTCCCTTTTTTTTGTTGACTTTTTTTAGATAATGTGATATAATAAGAATATAAGGAGGAATTAAAAATGGAATTTAAAGACTTAAAATTAGAATTAAAAACAACGGATGTAAAATTTTTATTTGGTGATAAGGAAGTTTTGGTTAAGCAATACTTACCAGTTCGAGATAAACATGCAATTGTAATTATGGCAACAACTGGTGCGCAAGTAGAAAATGTTATTTCTCGAGTGTTAATGGATGCATATCTACATCTTTTAATTGTAGAAAATTATACAAATATTGAATTTACAGAAGATGAAAAAGAAAATATTTTGGGAGTATTTGATTTATTACAAACAAATGGATTAATTGATTTAGTAATTGAAAATATGCCCCAAGCAGAATATGAATATTTATTCAATGAAGCAAGTATTCATGCTAATAATTTAAATGAATACTATAGATCTTTTGGATATACTCTTCAAACATTAGATTCGGTTCAAGAATTTTTAAGAGATTCAAATTTAGATAATCTACTTGGAGATACTCCAGATTCATTGAATCTTGATCTTGGCCAAAAAGAATAAAAAAGCTTCCCCTCTTGTTTATTAAACAAGAGGGTTTTTTTTATTTTATAGAGAAAAAGGATGTGTTAGATAATGAAAAAATTTAAAAATAATGTTGATATTGATAGCTTAAAGAACGAAGTCGATTTACAGTCTAAATATATTATTTTAAAAAGAGATTTTCATCGTTTTGAAACCACAAAATCAGGTCGTGAAGTTTATGGGGTTGCAAATGGTCAATTTGATATGGAGACGGCACCAAAGGGTCAAGATCCATATGCAATTCTAGCTTACAGATATAGACAAATAACTAAAGAAGTCTATGGATTTTCAGATACAGAATTAGAATTTAGATTAGCAGAAATTCAGTTAGAAATGAATTCACTTCTTGAAGATTTTTTTTCAAATAATCAAATTTCATTAAATAATTTTATAAATGTTAGATCTATAGTAGAAAGGGATTTAGAAAATTTTTCTGATGATATAAAAATATCAAAAAAAGATTTAGCAATAGGGGTACAGACAATTATTAGTGAGCTTGAAAATGCAGCAAATGTTACCAAGGGATCGATGAAGCTTTTTTCAGATTTTATGAAAAACAGCGATCTTCTTAAAAAAACTGTCCATGGAAACACAAAATATTCTAAAAGTCAAATTCAAGGTTCTTTAAAAGGGGCCTTTAATAAATTTTATGGAACATCTTTTGAATTAATAGTTTTAAATGCAATAATATCTCATTTAGATAGAGCATTTGCAGAAAAATCTTTACAACTTTCTGGTAAAGATTTTTTTCTTCAAGCTGGAACATCTGATTCTAAATCCGATTTTTATGCAAAAATTAAAAAATCAAATATGACTAGTGCTTTTGGTTTAAGTATAAAAGCTTATTTTGGACAAGGATCAACTACATCATTAGTTGGCTCTCTTAGATTAAATCGCCTTTTTGGAGGAAAAAAAGAGCATCAAGAAGATTTGAGAAAGATTGTCTTTTTGGCTTTCAATGAAGCAAAAGAAGGAGTCGGTTTTTATTATAGGCAGGCTGCAACTAGAACATTGGCAGATTTAATTTTTTTAGGATATCAAAATCCACCCCTCTCTTTTATAAAAGTTGGATATGATGAAATAGCAGGAGTAAAAAAAATAAAAGCTAGATTTTATTTTTTACATGATTTATTGAATGAATTTGCAGCAAAAAAAGGAAATAAGCCTTTACCAGTAATTTATTTTACACAAAAAAAAGAAGGGAATTATAGTAATATTTTACACGAAGCAAAGATTGACGCAACTGTTTATTCAGAGTTTTTTAAATTTATAGATGATAGAAAACAAGGAGTGGTTTCATAATGGCACAAATAAGACATCAGGTTGTATTAGAATATAGATCTAATCAGGCGGGTCTTCAAAAAGCAGAATCTCAATTAAAAAAATTACAAAAACTTAGACGAGATATAGCTTCTGGAAAAGCAGAGCTTCCAGTTGGTATGACAATGGACCAACTTGAAAGAAAGATTAAAAATGCTACTGCTGCTCGACAAAAATACTTAATGTTAATTAAAAAAGAAAACCAAGAGCTAAGTTTGCAAAATCGTCTTTTACAAAAAGGCGAAGATATACAAGAAAAAAGAAATCGTAGTATAATGGGAAGAACAAAAAAAGCTCTTGGTCAAGCATATCTAGAGGCTCCATTATATGCAAGTTCATTTGCTTTAATGAGTGGAATAGCAACTAGTTTTAGAAACTTTGTTGAAATAGATAAAATTTTAACTCGTATAGCAATAGTAACAGAAAAAAATACTGATGAGATTCGAAATTTTGCTTTTTATGCAAATCAGGCAGGGAAGCAGCTTGGGGTTACTGGTCAGGCATTTTTAGAAGCATCTGTTATCTTTTTGCAACAAGGTGGATTGGCCGCAGATTATGCAACAGAGTTGGCCGAAGCATCAATTAAATTATCAAATATCACAGGCGAAAATCGCGACTCAACTTCAGAATATATCACTGCTATAGCTAACTCTTTTGATCTTTTGAAAAAAACAGGAATGTCTGCTGGAGAAGAAATAGTAGACGTATTGGCTTCCTTGGACGCAGCATCTGGATCTTCTGCAAATGAAATAGCAGCAGCAATGAAAAAATCTGCGTCCTCAATGGCAGCAGCTGGATTTACAATGAAAGAGACTGCTGCTATGATTTCTGTTATTTCAGAAACTACTCGTCAAGCACCAGAAATGATTGGTACTGGATTAAAAACAGTTGTTGGTAGAATAGCTGAAATAAAAAGAGATAGTCAAGAATATGGAGAAATAACAAGTTTAATTCAAAAATCTCTCCAAGGCTTTAATGTTGAATTTACTCTTTTTGATGAAGCTACTGGTGACATGAAAAAAATACCAGCTTTATTAAAAGAAATAATGAAGATATATCAGCAAACTGGAAGTGTTGCTGTTAGAAATTCTTTGATTGAAGCAGTTGCTGGTAAAGAGCAACGAGATCGCTTTATTGCGCTAGTTGAAAACCAAGAAAGATATAATGAATTACTAGGAATAGCTGAAGGCTCTGCTGGAATGGCTGAGCGCGCCCAAGCTAAATATTTAGATTCTGTTGCTGGAAGAGTTGAGCAACTAAAAGCTGAATGGGAAGAAACCACTTTACAATTTTTTAATAGTGATGTTGTAAAAGATTTTGTAAAAACATTAGATAAAGTTTTAACATTATTTAATGGAATAAGTAATAGTAGTGGAAAATGGGTCTCACTTTTACTTCAAATAGGATCTTTATTGTTAATGCTAAAAAGCAGAAGTATTGGTGTTGCAAGCGCAGGACTTTTTGCAGCTTTAGGAGTAGGACAGCCTAGTAAAACAAGTGTTGCAGGAGGTGGAGCTGGTTCTCCGATTCAAGGAGTAGTTTCCCCTGGCTTTAGAGCTCAAATGACGGCTCAAGGTTTTACTGAAGATGAAGTTCAAACATGGGCAAATGATAGAGCTGCTTTAGCAGCAGCAAAAACTGCTGAAGCGCAAAAAAAAGTAAGAGCTTCTTTTAGTGAAAGTACAAAAGCAATTGATAGATACAATGCGGCATTGACTAGAAGTATGGCAGCTACTCAATCATTAGCTGCAATTACAATGGCCTTTTCTGCTGTCCAAGGAACAATGGCAAATAATTTATTATCAGACGAAGAAAAAAATACTGTCGCTGCTTGGCAAATAGGTGGAGCAGTAACTAATATTGCTCTTCAAGTTGCTGGTGTAGTAGCCTCTGCTTTTGCACCACAATTTAGTATGGCAATTATGGGTGGAACCAGTGCTGCGGGTACTGCTATTCAAACAGTAACAACTTATGCTGCTCAAAACTGGGTTGTCTCTCAAGGCGAACTTGATATGATGGAAAAGCTTGCTACTGTTGAAGCTCAAACATTAGAATCTTATAAAAAAAATACTTCAAAGATACAAGAGCTTTTAAAAGAATATCTTATATTATCTGCAAAAATAGATTTGCAGCCATCAGAGATTCAAAGACTCCAACAAGTAACTGGTGAACTTGGACAATTGCTTCCAAGTATAATTACCGGCTATGATGAGTTTAATAATGTTATAATAGATAGTGCTTCTAATGTTCAAAAAGTTATAGAAGGCTTAAAAGAGCAAATCGATTTACAAGAAGAAATTTATGCAGAAAAAACAGTAAAAGATTTGGGAGAAATTACTGCAGCTGCAGTAGGAAATACTGGTCGTGGAGCAATGTCCTATCAAAGACGTGCTACATATGGAAAAGCTGAAGATGTCGCTTTTGAAGGTAGTATACTAGCTCTAAGAGGAATAAATACAAAAAAAGAAGCTCAAGAGTATGGAGAAAACAACACTTTTACGACAGTAAAACAAATAACTGATATTTTTGAAATGCTTTTTCCGGGAGAAGGCAACTCAGAAGCTTTAAAATTTATAGAAAAATATCCAAAGGCAGCAACTCATTATAGTCCAAACAAAGAAGACCTCGCTGATGTTGGAAAGCTAATAAGTAAATATCTAGAAGAAACATATGGACAAGAAAGATCTATTATACCTATTAAATTTGGTGGAAAATTTTTTCTTCAAATCACAGATAATACATTATTAGCCTTTACTCAAACTGAAATTGATGCAATAGCAACACAGGCTGGTTTTGCCTATGATGCATATACAGAAGCCACAAAAGAAGAAGTTGCTCAATATACAGAGTCAGTAAAAGTATTTCTATCTAAATTAACAAGAGAACAGCAGCAAGAACTTATTGATGCACAAAAAGATTCAAAAGATGATAAAACTGTTGCGGGCTTTTTTGAAAAATATGAAGATCAAATTAATGATATAACCGAACAAAGAATAGAAGCTCAAAAAATATTAAAAAATGATACAATGAAATTAGAAGAATCTGCATATGAGTTCCTTCAATCATTTAAAGGCGAAAATATGTATGAAAAACTTAGTGCCTGGGCAACTAAAAGTGGTATAGATATATCTCAAGCTTTTGCTATTTTATCTTCTGCAATAAAAGACGCTCCTAAAGAAGAATTTCAAAAAATGGTAGATTCTTTCAAAGAGGGAGCAGAAATTGCAGGAAATATTTCACTTTCTGATTCTATAGATTCGATTTCGGCTCAAGTAAAAGATCAATCTAAGGCAATGCAGCTTATATTAGATATTTATACTGAATTTATGTCAGTAAGCGGTCTAATACAAGAAATTACAGCTGATGGTCTAATCACAGAAACAGAAAGAGAAACTCTTGCAGAAGAATCTAAAAAACTTAAATTTTTTGATCTCTTTGAGTCTGGTGGAACTGTAATTAGTGAGATCGATCAGGGTAATTTACAAGATGTAATTAAAACTCTTAATGAGGGCTATGATTTAAGCTATTTAACACAATTAGAAAAAGATGCTTATTACAAAGATATGGAAGAAGAGTATGGATCTGTTTTAAGCGAACAAGAAAATGAGTTATTAAAAACAAGAGTTAAATCTAATCAAATAACGAAAAATCAATTAGAGGTTTATCAAAAGCAATATGAACTAATTAAAAAAATTCGTGGAGAACAAGAAAAATCAAATCTTGCTCTAACTCGAACTCGAAGTGGTGGATTTGCCTTTAGATATCAACAAAAAGAAGGCGAAAAAGATACAGTAAAAATGGAAGAATTTATTGATCTTTTGAACCAGGTAAAAGAAGCTAATATGGATGGGTCTTTAACTAAACTAATTGAAGACGCTACAAGTCTTGCTTTAAAAGGTGAGTTGCAAGCAGCAGCAAATGTTTTAGCTGGAGCACCTACAATTAAAAACGAAGCTTTTTATGAACCAACATTAGAAGAGATTTTTAGTACACAAGGAAATCCTAAAGATAATGAATTAATAAGAACAACAAAATTTTCAGACGGAACATCAATTATCGGAAATTCTGAAAACACAAAAGCAATATTAGAAAGAGTCGCAGCAAATGCAGGACTCACTTATGATGAATTAGTATCTTTAAATCAAGACCAACTTAATGCTTCAAGAGTTTCACCAGATCCAAATTATAGATTAAATCAATATACAAAATTAAAATTAACTAAAGAAGCTCCAGCACTAGCTCAAGGAGGATTTATTCAAGATTCTGTTTTTGCCAATATTGGAGAAGCTGGGCGTGAACTTGTTCTTCCTCTTGATAGAAATACAGGATGGATAGATTTATTAAAAGAACGCATGGGTGGATTTGGAATGGGAGAACCTATCACTATAGTCCACAATAATAACTTTCCATCAGTAACATCAGCAGAAGAAATACAGAGGGCAGTAATTGGATTATCTAATAGAGCTATACAATATAGTCGCTCAAGAAAATCATATTAGAGAAAAAGGAGGATATAAATGAGTCTTTTTCAAGATGAAATATTAAAAACAATACATTTAATGATACAAGACAAAATAACAGAAATACCTTATAATACAACAGTTATTGGAACCATAGTTTCTCGATCTCTTGAGCCAAATCAATATACAATTTTATTTCAAGGAGTTCAATATGAAGCTTTTTCTTTAGGGAATGATAGATTTAACGCTGGCGACTCTGTTTATATTTTAGTTTTAAACAATACGCTTTCAAATAAAAAAATGATTTTAGGAAGAACTGACCTAGTGCCTGGGGTTTTTGGTGACCCAGGCTTCTATGGCTCTTTTTATGATGATGCCGCTTCTCAACCAGCAACAGTAGTAGCTAATACTGCATATCCTATTTACATAAGAAAGAGTTTTGAAAAATTCGGCGTTTCACTTGGAAATACAGCACTAAATACAAAAATTATTTTTGAGAATTATGGAACCTATAATATACAATTTAGTATACAATTTCAAAATACTGATGCAAACGAACAAGATGTAAAGGTATGGATTAGAAAAAATGGTTCTGATATTTCAAATAGTTCAGGAATTATATCTATTCCACAAAAACATGGTAGTTTAAATGGTCATGCTATAGCCAGTTGGAATTACGTTTTAACACTAAATAAAAATGATTTTATTGAATTTTATTGGTCGGGTAGTGCAACTACTTTATCTATTATTAGCTATCCAGCAACAACTTCTCCAGTTGCTCCATTAAGTCCAGGAATTATAGTAACTGCTACTCAAGTAGCTAATTCTATTGTTGGTCCTCAAGGTCCCAAAGGAGATCCTGGTGATGGAGTTCCGCCTGGAGGAAACACTGGTCAAGTATTAGCAAAAGCAAGTAATACTGATTATGATGTTACTTGGGTAAATAACGGCGGTGGTGGAGGATCTATGATATATCCAGGAGCCGGAATCCCAATTTCAACTGGGACAGCATGGAATACTTCCTTACCGACTACAAATCTTAGTGCTATTGCTGGATTAAGTGGAAGTTCTGGATTTTTGAAAACTAATGGTACTGGAACTTGGAGTGTAGATACAAATAGTTATTTAACATCTTCAACTGGCGTTACTTCTGTAACTGGAACATCTCCAGTATCATCTACTGGTGGAACAACTCCAGCTATTAGTTTAGCTTCTGGGTATGGAGATACACAAAATCCATATGCCTCTAAAACTGCAAATTATTTTTTAGCTGCGCCAAATGGAACTGCGGGCGTACCTAGTTTTCGTGCTATTGTTGCTGCTGATATACCAATTTTAAATCAAAATACAACAGGCACTGCTGCAACTCTTACAACAGCTAGAACTATTGGTGATGTATCATTTAATGGTTCAGCAAATATTGTACCAGAAAGAATTTTATTTAAAGATACTAGAGCGACAAATTATAATCCATTTACATATATTGGCTTAAGCCTACATCTTAAAACAAATACAACTGATGGACTTAATGATGGCGGTACATTTCATGGAGTTCTTGATTTAGCTCATTGGAATGATTCCTCTGGAGGAGTTCAACATCAATTAGGACTTACAAATAATGGAAATATGTGGATGCGATATTCAACAGGTGCTTCTACATGGTCAAATTGGACAAGATTTGTAGATACTAGTGATAATCTTTCAGCATTTTCTTCAACAACATCATCACAACTAGCCGGCATTATCTCAGATGAAACTGGAAGTGGAGCATTAGTTTTTGCAACTTCTCCTAGTTTAACAACTCCTAATATTGGCGTTGCAAGTGGAACTTCTTTAACATTAACTGGCGATTTAGCTGTAAATGGTGGAGACATAACAACAAGTGCTACTACATTTAATTTGGTAGATACAACTGCAACTACTATTAATTTTGCAGGAGCTGCAACTACTTTAAATTTAGGCTATGATGGAACTGCAGCTTCAACCACAAATATTAATACAGGAGCAGTTGCTAATGCTACAACCAAAACAATAAATATAGGTACTGGTGGAGTTTCTGGGTCAAATACAAATGTTTTTATTGGTAGTGCAACCACTGGAGCCAAAACAGTTATTGAGTTAGATGGTGTAGGAACTGCAAATATTGAAATAGATGGAACTGGGTTAAGTGGTTCGAGTGTTGCAGAGGAACCTGCTATTTATCCAAGTTTAGACAATTATGGATCTATTGGAAAAGCCACGAATTCTTGGTATAGAGGATTTTTTAGTATTATGACTGCAGATACTTACATCGGTCTTCCTGTTGCAAATGGAACTACAACTGCTGGTATTGTTTCTACAGGAACACAAACTTTTGGTGGTTCTAAAACATTTGGTGGAACAACAAGTTTTTCATTTATGCGTTCTGGTGACGTTTGGAACAATGCAGTTACTACTACTAGAACAGTTTTAATCGCAGGTTCTGGTGGTAATTTTGAATTTGGAACTTCTGCTTCTACAATACGTTTAAAAGAACAGGTTAGTAATTTTACAAAAGACTGCTATAAGGTTTTACAATTAAATCCTGTTACATTTAAATATAAAAAAGAAGTTGAACAACAAGGTGAAAAAGCTGGTTTAAATTTAGGATATATTGCAGAACAAGCACAAGAACTTGAATTAGATTTTTTATATCAAGTTGATGAACAAGGTATTGCAGATTATTTTGCTTATGAAAAACTACCTATTTATCTATTAGAAATTATAAAAAATCAACAAAAATCAATTGAAGAAATGCTCGCTCGCATTGAGGCACTAGAAAATAAATAATGGTCTTTTCAATAAAAATAAATAAACCCAACTTTCATTTACAAAGAATGAGAATTGAGAGAAAAGGAGAGATATAATGACTAAACCAATGCAAATTAAACAATATGATGGAAGTGCTTATACTATTTTATGGCCAGAAACTAATATATCAAGTGTAAAAGAACTGGGACCAAATGTAGAAGCTTTTTTAAAAGATCCAACTAGTGCAAAATTAGCAACAGCTATAACAGGTGAAACTGGATCTGGGGCATTAGTTTTTGGAACGAATCCAGTTTTAGCAACGCCTTATTTTTCTAATTTTAAACAATCTAGTTCTGCAAATACAACGCTTTTAGTTCCTACATATACCCCTTTAAGTGCTAATCCCAGTGCGACAGGAGCATCTGGTGCAACAAATATAATAGTAAGTAGCGCTGCGAATATTATTACTGGTATGAATGTGAGTGGTACTGGTATTGGGACCGGAGCAATAGTAACGAATATTAATGGAACAACAATAACTTTAAGTGTTCAAAATAGTGGACCTGTAAGTGGAACAGTACAGTTTATTGATCAAACTAACTTAACACTTATTTCAGCACCAACAAGTGGAGCTACTCAAGGACAGTTGCTTCAATATAATACAAATGGACGTCCAAGCTGGATAAGTCCAAGTAATTTAACAGCAGATAAAGCAAATGATTTGGCTTCCGGTGCTGCTGGAGACCTACCTTATCAACTTGGACCAAATAATACTGTATTTTTAAATATTGGAACTAATGGACAGATATTGAGTTCTAATGGAACTGCTCCAATATGGATAAGCCAAGCTAATATGGTAGTTGGTACTGCAACTACTGCAACTACTGCAGCTACTGCAACTACTGCAGGAAAATGGACAACGGCACGAACTGTAACATTTAGTGGTGGAGATGTAATAGGAACCTTTACTATAGATGGTAATAATGACTTATCAGGGATTGGTCTTTCTTATTCTAATACAGTTCCATTGGAAAAAGGTGGTACAGGAGCAACAACAAAAGCTGTCGCATTTAACAATTTAAGTCCGATAGCTAATGTTGGAGATTTAATTTATGGAAACGCAGCTAATAGTAGTACTAGACTTCCTATTGGAGGAAATAATACAGTCCTTACTTCAAATGGAACAGTTCCAACCTGGTCATCAACAACAGGCAGTGGTAGCTTAGTAAGAGCAACTGGTGCTACTGTAGCATTTGGAGTTGGCAATGTAACTTCTCCATCTATTACATTTAGTGGAGATACAAATACTGGAATCTACCAAATGGCCGATGGTCAAATGGGTTTTTCTTCAAATGGAGTAAACGCTTTAGCAATAGGAAATGCTACAATAGATTTTAATAAAATAGCTGTTTTTAATAATGGAGCCTCAGCTTCAAGTATACAATTCGAAGATGGATCCGCTACTGCTCCATCGATTAGTTTTGCAAATGATACTAATACTGGAATTTATAGAAGAGGATCTAATAACATGGCTTTTACAGCAGGAGGTTCTGTTCCACTATACATTAAATATGGCAACACTCTTTATGCTAATACACCTATTGCAGAATTTGGATTTGATTCTATTACTTCTTTTCAGGGTGCTGTTGAAACTTCAACCAGCCCATCGGATAAAAAAATATCTTTTACTAGAACCAATGGTACACAAAATACTGTAGAAGTAGGAAGTATAGTTGTAAATTATGGTTCAATTTCTGTAAATGGAACTTCAGATTATAGATTAAAAGAAGATTTAAAATTATACGATAAGGCATTAGATAAAATAATATCTATACCTATTTATACTTTTAACTGGAAAGATGATCCAATAAAAATAAAAACAATAGGATTTTTGGCACATGAATTACAAAATTATGTTCCAGAAGCAGTTACTGGAGAAAAAGACGCAATTGATAAAAATGGAAATCCTGTTTATCAACAAATCGATCAATCAAAATTAATACCCTTGCTAGTTAAAAGTATTCAAGAATTAAATAATAAAATTAAACAATTGGAGGATAAAATAAATGTTTGAAGGATATAAAATTACAAGCAAGTTTGGTTTTCGCATTGACCCTGTTAATGGTGGCAAGGCTTTTCATCAAGGAATTGACCTAGTTAAGCCTCATCGTTCACCTATTGAATCATTTACAGATGGAGAAGTATTATTTGCTGGAGAAGGAGTAAAAGGCTCTGGATTTGGAGGCTATGGTAATGTCGTGGCAGTCTTGGATAGTAATAGCGCTTTGCATGTTTATGCTCATCTTGATGAGTGTAAAGTGGAAGTAGGAGATAAATTGAAAAAAGGTGACTTAGTAGGTCTTCAAGGTTCAACTGGAAAATCTACAGGATCTCATCTTCATTATGAAATTCGTAAAAAATCAAAGCCTTCTTTTGGATGGAAAGCAATTCCTGAGCTAGCAGAAGGACAAACAGAAGAAGATTTCGTATCTAAATTACATGTATACAATCCAACTGAATATCTTGAGTCTCTTGAAAAAGAAACTCCTAAAAAAGCTGATATTGAAATTAAGCCAATTTCAACAATAAATACATCAGTAAAATCGGAAGGCGTAAAAGTGGTAGAGCCTTTATTTTATATAGTAAAATCTGGAGATAGTCTTAGTAGAATTACTTTAAGACTTGGCTTAAAAGATCAAAAAAATTTAATTGAAGAAACGGTAAAGCATAATCCTTTAGTTGGAAATAGATTATTAAAAAATCCAAATATTTTAAATATTGGTGACAAATTATATTACAAAAAATAATAGGGAGCTTGCTCCCTATTTTTTGTAATAAGAGAAAAGGAGGACAATAAATGGGATTAACGGTACCAACAGTTCCAGCCTCAATAGGCTCTTGGGATTCTAAGGCAATTGTAAATCTAGAAAAAGAAAATCCATATGATACATTGAATTCTAACTCAGAAAATTTTTTAAGTATATTGGTTCCAAGGCCTACAACATTAGAACCATATACTCATATAGCAACAAGGATAGTTTCTGCCACCAATTCATCTAATCCTTTGGCAATAAGAGGATTTTCAATTCCTTACTATTTTTCAAAGCCACGATTGGATCAAACTGATGATAATTATTATATTGATATTCCTGCTCATCTTTTTTTAAATTCATATAAAAAAGAATTGTCTTTAGGTCAACTTGCTTGGTCGAAAGGAGTAGATACTATTTCCTACACTTCTTCAAATTATGTTCCAAATTCATTAGATATTCAACAATATACTGTTGAAACAACAGGAACTACTGTTATAGGAATTATTTTTGGAAGTGTAAATCCATTACAAGTTGGATATAAAATTAGAATTATTGGTGCTTTTGGAGCAGAACAAGAAAAACTAAATGGAACTTGGACTGTAACTGGAATAAATGGAAATACTTTTACTTTTTCTGTTTCACAATCAATATTACAAAACTCTTATTTTGGAAGTTCTATTGGAGCTTGTGGATATTATAGATCAATACAGCCTGGTATGCAAATTGAAGGTCCTGGCATAGCACCTGGAACAGTTATTATATCTAATGATAATAGCTCTTTTAAACTATCTAAAAAAACAATAGATACTAAAGGATTATTATATCGTGGAATTCAAAGTTTTACAAGTGATGGAGTAACTAATGCTTCTACTATTGTTGTAACATCATATAATCACTCTTTATTACCTGGATACTCAATTGTAATAAAAGAAGTTCCTCTATCAAATACTGAAGCAGCAAAAATAAATGGAACTTGGACAATTGACTCTGCAACAGGAGATACTTTTACAATAAAAACAAATAAAACAATTGCAGAAAAAGGAATAGTTTATACAAAGACTGCTAGTTCTGCGGCTATTGGTGCTACAGCGATTACAACAACAAGCATTACAAATTTAATAGCAGGTCAAATTGTTAATGGAGCAAAAATAGCGGCAATAAATTTATCTCAGCCTGTTACAATTTCATCTATAAGTGGGCCTGTGAATGGGCTTTATACAATCACTCTATCTAATGGACAAACAACATCTCAATTTACAAATGAAGAAGTTTCTTTTAACACAGAGCCATATATTTTATCGTATAATAAAGTAGGAGCTCTTTTATCCTTTGACTCTAATAAAATTTTAGTAAATAATTCTACAAATTTATCTGTTAATCAATTAGTTGGTTCAAACACATATATACCAAAAAATACTAGAATTACAAATATAGCTTCTGTTACTCCTGTTACAACTACAGGTAGTGGCACAGTTGGTCAGTCAACTATAACTGTTGCAAGTAATACTGGCATTCAATTAGGAATGTTTGTTCAGGGAAGTGGTATTGGTATAGGGGCAAGAGTAATTTTAATATCTGGAACATCTGGAACTACAATAACTTTGAGTGTTCCAAATTTAGCAACTTTTACTAGTATATCATTAGCTTTTAATGGATATATTGTAGTTACTTTAGATAAGAATTTAAATTCTTATACTCAAATAACAAAAAATGCTAGCGGTGTTGCTGGTGATAAGTTTGTTAAACTATCTGCAGGATATACAATTGATGATATCGGAGCAGGCCAAGTCCTAAAATATCTTAATCAAGTAGTTAATCCTCCAATTCCATTAGGAACTTTAGTTACAAAAGTAGAAATTATAACCAACGATGGACCATCTTACATAAAGGTTTCATTAGATCAACCAGTTGCACAAACTTTCACAGATCAAACTATTGAATTTTTACCTCAAGTATCTTTTTCTTTTGGGCCTTATTTTGAATCAAATGAAGGTTTTATTGATTTTTATAATGAAATAGACTATGAACATAAAGATGTTTTATATGGATGGAACCAATATTATAAAATCCAATTAAAGAAAATTAATTTATTATCTACAGAAAATATAGATTTTAATCCAGATGGTTTATGGTCTATATATAATAACAATGTTTTTTCAGAAATTTTAACAACTGGATGGATTGAAAATACTATACAAAATCAAATATCTCCTTGGTCCTCTGAAATTTTATTTAGGCCTATATTAATAAATTTAGCCAACATAGGAATTCAATCTAGTATATCTACTATCCCATTATGGACTTCTAGAACTGGTCTCTCTTTATATCAAAATAATATAATTAATGCAGCAATTTTTTCTTTTAATGGGGTATTTGATGACCCTCTTGAAAGAATTGAGTCCTATCAATTTATTATACATTATAATGATGGAAATGCTTTAATTGTAAATGAATCAAAACCACTATCTTCATATGAATTTGAAAAGAGTCCATTGGGATTCTTTCCAAATTATACAAATATTTCTATAGAGTGGATAAATTCAATTGCTTTTGAAAATGGAAAAAAATATTATATAACATTTGAATTTTCAACTGTTAGTGGATATAATGGAAAAATTAGGTATCAAGCTACAACTCAATATACTTCAAAACCTCTCGGACTTGCTTTTGACGCATTAAGCGATCCTGATAATGGAAGAATTGAATTTTTAATGTCTGGTAATCAAGTAAGATTTGTACCAGGCAATTCAGATACAATTTATGGCTTTATAGATGGGTTAGATAAAATTGCCAGCGGATCTATAAATAATAAAACAATTACCGTAAATAATTCAACAGGAATAGTTCCAGGAATGCTTGTTTATGGAGACGGTATTGCTACTGGTTCAAAAGTTGTTTCTATATCTGGATTAGTAATTACATTAGATTTAGAGAACAAAAATAATTTTTCTAATAAAACTATAACTTTTAGCAATGAAAATAATCTAGCTAAAAAACTAGTAATAAAGAATGGTTTTATGACAAATAAAAATTTATTAATTTGGAATACTCAAAACTCATCATGGGGAGTTCATTCAATAGTAACAGGCATAAATCCATTAAATAAAATACCAAAAACATTTGAAGATTTTGAATCAAATTATATAGCAAAGCTAACCTCTGGAGATGGATTTGATTATTATTTAATTCCTATTAAATTTATAGATAAAGAAATTAATTCTGTGTCCATAACCAAAACTGGCTCTGGTAGTATAAATAAAAATACTATTATAGTATCGAATAATAATGACATTAAAATTGGATATTTAGTTTCAGGCACTGGAATAAAAGAAGGCAGTAAGGTTGCTTCTATTAATGGAACTTCAATATTATTATCTAAAAATAATATCGGCGAAGTTTCTGGAAATATTACATTTAAAAAAGATCCTTTGGTGCAAAAAAATTATAATGATTTTTGGCTTGTAAAAAAATCTATAAATGACAATATTTTTTCTAATATAGCTATAAAATTTTTTAATAGATTAAATATACAAAATGGATATAGTAGACAAGAGTCAATAAAAATTGATGAAAATGAAAAAGTAAATATTTATAGAGCTTATATGAGAAATTTAGATGGCTTGGGCTCTTATTCAGAAATTAATTCAAATTTAAATTATTATTTATTTTTTGGAGAAAATCAAGGAAAATTATTTTTATATGTAAAAGATTTAACAAATAATAAAGTAGATAGAATAAATACTCAAAATGGATTATTATAATAAAGGAGGAAAAGGAATAAATGGCTTATTTTTATGTTAGAAAAACGTTTACAACTCTTGCTACTGCAAATGAAAATACGACAGATATAAGAGTTGGAGATTATTTTTTAGTTAGTAGTGATAATTCAAATAGTGGAATATATAAAAGAGATCAGAACACTCCTAGTGTTATTAGTACAAAAATTACATCTCAGCCAGGAGTTGCTCCAACTAAAACTGTTACATCTTATGCAGTAACATTAAATTCTAATATAGTAGTTGGAACTTCTACGGCTCATGGTTTTTTAGTTGGAGATAAAATATTTATTAATGGAGCTACTGGAACAGAACAAGTAAAATTAAATGGAGAGTGGACTATTACACAAAAAACAGATGATACATTTACTTTTTCTGTCTCATCTAATTTTGATAGTACTGGTTCTTTAAGTACAAATTTAGGAGTATTAAGATACGGCTTTGATAGAGTTTTATCTCTACTTGATAATTCAGAATATATTAATACTGGAGGCACTCCTCCATATTTAAGATTTTCACTATTGTCACTATCTTCTGCTGTACTAATTGCTGTTCAACAATATAAAACTGGAGCAACACAACCAATACCACTTGGATTAAGCACTTTTCCAGTTAGTATTGATGAACTTAAAATATTAGATTATTCTTCAGATGGAACTGCAGCTGGACATTTATCAGCATATTATTCGGCATTAGCAACATATTACTCTAATCCTACTATTACAAATGCAGATCTAGTTAATGCTAAAGCTGCAAATGTTCAAAACTATATTTTAACAGAAACAGATTATAATAAAATGTCTTCTGCTATTATGAATATTCAATTATATTTAGCTCAGTATATGGAAGATGAATTTACAAGTGTTACATCGGTTTTAAACTCACAACTTGGATCAGCTGCTGAGTATATTAATGATGTAAATGCACTAATGGTAAAAATATCTGATACTGATCCAGCAGTAAAAGGCTATGGTGGAAGATATTATATATGGTTTGATACAAACGTTACGGTTTAATTATGAAGATAGAAAGGAGGTTTTATTATGCCACTTCCCAAATTAATAAATGGAAACTATCTTTTTATTAATAATACTTTTGAGAATAGATTTTCGACAGATGCATTAAAATTTATAAATTTTTCGAATTTAATTATAGATGAATCCGTTGCATATAATGGAGTATTTCCTTATAGAGATTGGGCCATAGGGTTAGAAATTTCTCAAGGATTAAATGTAAAAAATGGAAGATATATTTATGAAATAACTTCAACTAACGTAGGTTTTGTTCCCGAAGGTAGTGGTGCTGGTCCAAATGTAACTGAAGGAAGTCAAACTATTTTAAATGTTACATATACTTATAGATATGATTTGTTTAACCTAGAAAAAGATTTTGGAAAGATGAATCCACCAAAATCAAATGGAGAAAAAAGATCGATCTCATCTATTGTTTTAGATGGAGACTATGCAAATATTTATTTTACAAATTCAGCAAATCAAACTTATGCAGCTGGAGATAATATTATAATTACAGGAGTATCTGGATCTACAGGTTTTAATCGTGAATGGCCAATTCATTCGATAGAAAATGGATATATAAAAATTAAAACAAATATTAGTCCACTTGGAGCAACTTATGATAATGCTTACATAATTGGTCCATATTTTGATTCAAATTGGATTCAAGATTCTACTGTTTATAGAGGATTATTTAATAATGATGGAAGTCCAGAAGAGCCAGGATTAGACGCTGGTAGTTTTGACTCATCAAATAATGGAATTGCACTTTTAAGAAGCTCTTTATCAGAAGGTGTTTCAAATTATAAACAAATTGCCTTATTTGATGTAACTGAATTTCAAAATCCAAAATATTTTTATGATTATTTATTAGAGCCGGGCATGTTATATTCCTATATGCTTCAAGCTGTAAATATAAATAAATCAAATAATAAAGTAGTATCAAGAGGGGCTACAACTCCAATTGGACAAAGAGTTAATATAATTCCTGATTTTGAAGGATCTTATTTATATGGAACAGACCAAGTACAATTAAATTTCATATATAATGGAAAAATTTCAGGCTTTAAGGAAGTAAAAAGAGATGCTGTAATAGAAACAATAGGATCAAAATATCCTTTTGTTGTTAGAAGTTCTGATATAGGATATAAACAATTTCAATTCTCTGCTCTTATTACTTCGATCGCTGATCCATTAAGACAGCTAACTGGAATGACTTACTCCACATTAATGAATGGAACTGATGTTGTTAATATAAATACTTTATATGAAAAATTTATATTAGAAGGATCTCAACAAGTACTTGGCGATGTTTCTTCTAAATATTATATTAAAACTACAATGAACGATAAAAATTATTTGAATAAAAATGAAAACTATTTAGTTGAAAGAGAATTCAGAAAAAAAGTTATGGATTGGTTATATGATGGAAAACCAAAAGTTTTCAAGTCTGACACAGAAGGATTGTTTGTTGTTAAGATAACAGAAATATCGTTAGAGCCAGTAGAAGAAATGGGAAGAATATTATATTCTTTTTCTTGTACGATGACTGAGATAGATGAAATAAATACTAATAGTTTAAATTATTATGGTTTTAGAAAAATACAAGGAGATTTATATGATTTTTCTCAAATCGGCTTAAAAATATATAATTGGACTCCTTTAACAGATTATTATAAAGGATCATATGTAAAATATAAAGGAGAATATTATCAAGTTGTTGAAAGTGGAGCTTCTTATGATACCCCTCCAACTTTAAAAGATCCAGATACTATAATTACTAATATTGGTACATATAAATTAAAATATGCTGGAAACTATATTCCAGGTTATTTTAACTAAGGAGGATAATTAATGGGAATTCCTGTTGACAAAAAAGGCAATGAACTATCTTCTTTATTTTTAGATTCTCTTTTTTTAAATAGAGATAGATCCATGTTTGTAAAAATAAATTTATTATCTTGGGACGAAGAAAAGATAAAAGAAATCCAGGGTAGAATTATATCTGGAAATTTTTCAACTCAAAGCAATAGTCCAATTAGAAGAACCCTTTCCTTAGAATTTTTTCTTGATAGAAATATATATTCTCTTTCTGCTGCAGCAGACGAAATTTCAATAAATAAAAAAATTCAAGCATATATAGGATTAAAAAATAATGTATATGATAGAAAAGAAGCCTTAGATGATGATATTATATGGTTTAATCTAGGTATATTTTTAATTTCTTCAGTTTCTTTTTCTCATGGAATTGATTCTAATATTATATCTATGCAATGTCAAGATAAAATGAGTATGCTGGATGGAACTTTAGGCGGAGAGCTTGGAGCAGATACATCTTTTACCTATGGAGACACAAAAGAAAATATTCCATATTTTTATGTTATTAAGGATTTAATGACTAAATTTGGAGCAGAAAATCCGCAAAAAATAATTATAAACGATTTGCCGATCTACATAACAAATATACAACAAATTACATCTAGTGTTCCAGATTTATATTATAATATTGAAACAAGAAGAACTTTTAACGACAGCGGCATACCTCTTGAATCAGAAGAAGGTTTTTTTAGTCCTCCTATCTTAAAGCTTCAAGAAGAAGAGGAAGTTAACGTGTATCTTCCATTTGCTTCTCAAGTAGAAGGAGCTTTTAGTTTTAAGTCTAACTCAACAGTTGTTCAAGTTTTAAATAAAGTCAAAGAAGATTTATTTGGGTCTTATGATTTTTATTATGATGAAAATGGTTTTTTTAAATTTGAACCAATTAAAATGATTTTTAGAGAGTATTCAACTCAGCTGCAATATTTACAAGAAATATCTAATGATAGTTATATTCCTAGTTATGAATCTTTTGATTATTCTTATGATTTTTCTGATAAAGGAATAGTTTCATCCTACTCCAATAATCCAGATTGGAGAGGAATAAAAAATGATTTTTATGTATATGGCGCAGACAATCTTTTATTTCATTTGGTAATAGATTCAAAGCCAGTAGTTCCAAGCTTTTTTTATGAAAAATTTAGTGATGGATCTTGGGGAGATGTACTTGTTAAATATGATCAGCCTTGGCAGCAATTTTTAATAGATCAATCAGAATATCTTCTATATAAAAATCCAGGTGCGACAATATCTCCTTATTATGAAGAATTAAAAGCTTTTTTTGAATACACTTCGGAAAAAGATGATCAGTTAATGGGCATATATAAAAAAATAGATTCAACAACTGGAGTTTGGAGATCTGATAATACAGGGATAGAACAAAAAGATTTTAAGATAACTGATTCAAAATTAAGAAAGGGCTTTTCATCTAAATGGAAGTACTTTTTTGATATAATTGATGAAGGTGCTCCTGCATATAATGGATTCTCTGTTAATGCAATAGGTAGAAGAATTAAGGCACTTAATAATCCTAATATAAAATGTTTGTATCCGACATTGGTTCCAGAAGAATAGAGTAAAAGGAGTGAGATTGTGGGCGTACTAGATATAGATGTTGGAGATTTAAACTCTAATTTTAGTAGATATAATTCAACAAGTCTATTTACAAATAGATGGGATAATGTAAATAAAAAATGGGTTTTTCACTGTGGTTTTGATTTAATTCCTAAAAAAGGTGAAGACTATAATATATATGCTTTTGTTGGTGGAGAAGTTATCTATGCGGATGAAGGCAAGAAAAAAACTGGTCTTGGTGGATATGGAAATGTGGTAGTAATACGGGATGGAAATAAAGCCCTACATTTATACTGTCACCTAAAATCTATAGATTCAAAATTTTTTCAGAAGGCAGCTGACACAGCCACTCCTGTAGATGGAAAACAAAGAATTCCTGTTACAAAAAATGAATTGCTCGGTGTAATGGGGACAACAGGATATTCAACTGGAGTTCATCTTCACTACGAAATTAGAAGAGATGGTAGAGGTCCTTTGAATCCAGATACATCTTTTGGCAATACGATTTATGGATATAAAACAAGAGATGGAATAAAAGAAAATGAGGATCCAGATCTTTTTTTATATAAGATTAATATCTATAATCCAAATAAATATCTATCCTATAGTATAAAAAATAAAGATAATGTAAATCCACCTCCCATTATACTGCCAGATGAAGAATTAGATTTTCCAATTGAAACTACTTCTGAGCAAAGAATATTTGATATTGAATATTTTGATACACCAGAAACTTTTCAAGGAAAAAGAAAAAACATTATTATTTTTAACGACTTGCCATTCAAAGATGCTAAAATTTTTAAAACAGATGATTATTTGGTATTTGAGGGTTCAATAATTAAAGTGCTTATATCTGGAACACAACCAAATGAATATATATATAAATACTATGAAATATCTGGAACATCAATTAATGGCGAACCAATAAAAACTGGAACCCTTCCTCCGACACATGATTCAGGATCTGTATCAATAAATGGACTAACTTATACTTATATGGATTTTTTATTATATAATAAAGATGCTATCGCGGCAGAAGAAGAATTAAAATCAAAGGGTATCCCATACTTTAGCGTATTAAGAAGCCAAATACAAGACTATTTAAATAACGAAATTTATGAATATAAAAATGATGCATTTAGTGCAATAAAAAATTTATTGTATACACATACTAATTTTAATGAAAAAGTAAATATCGTTTCTATACCTATCTATTCTATTGATGTAGATACTATTGTAAATATAATGGATCTAGACACAAAAATGATAGGTGATTATAGGGTTCAAGCTATTAACTATGATCTAACTAACGGCGGTACAATGAGTCTTACAGCAGAAAAAATTTACTAAACAAAAAAAAACTGGGGCATATTAGCCCCAGTTTATTATTTTTGTAGCAACATATTCACCAATACATATAGCATCAGCTTCATCTTGCGTAACTTTTTTTCCATACTTTTGTAAAATATATTCTTGAGTATTTCGCTTCTGCTCTGTTCTATTTACACCCTTTATTCCAGAGTTAGCTTTCCAGCTTGACGCATATACTAAGTGAAATTTTATTTTTTGTTCGGCAAGCTCGGCAAGCAAAACTCCTTGCACCATAGCGAGCATCTTAAATGTTTGCATATTTGCTTGCTCTTGTATTTCTTCGATTATAACTTCTACCAATCCCTCAGATTCAAGCTCTTCAATTTTGTCCTTCATCCAGTTTTTTAAAGAAACAACTCTGTCGATAAACTCTCCATCAAATTTTACTTTACCATACTCAATAAGATTTTTATCTTTCCATACTGAATATCCACTTATGTTTGAGCTTTGATCTAAGGCTAAATATATCATCCTGTAGAACCAAATCCCCCAACTCGCTCAGCTGAAGATTCATCTCCATCTGCAAGTAAAAAGTTTTTAAAAATAGCTTGTGCAACTCGATCCCCTGCTTTAATATAAGCAGTACTCTTTCCATTATTTATAAAAAATAATCCTATGTTGCCATCATTACTCTGATTTGAATAATAATCGCTATCTACAATTCCAACCCCATTTTTTAAGACCATGCCGAACTTTGTAGCTAATCCAGATCTTGGATATATTTCCAAAACTTCATTTGCTAGCATGTAAGCCTTAACATCAGTCCAAACTAAAATACTTTGCTCTGGTCCCAAGGTTACATCAATAGGACTAAATAAATCATATCCCGCGGCATTTGCGCTACCCCGAATAGGTAATTGAATTTCTAAGTTTGGATGCTTTCTATGTTCTTTTGTAACAACTTCAAATCCTCTTAATTTATTCATATGAATACCTCATTTATCTTCCTCTATAATATAAATATAACTATCATCAGTTTCTCCTCGTTTAAGATTTTCTACTGCATAATATGTTAAATCTATTTTATAGCCTGGATTTGTTTTAATTCTATTTTGTGTAAAGGCAGCATCGCGCCATATTATTCTATTATTAGGATAGGCATAAAAATTACCAGAATCCATTTTAAAAAGATGTGCGCATTTATGCTCAGGAGTTTCACTAAAATTACAATCTAATATAGCTTTATTTTCCCATCCCCAATCTAATGTAAACATATATTCTCCACCTTCAAGCTTGCCATCGGGTGTTATAAGATCAGCACGTAATCCTGCCAATCTAGGGCGTATTTGTACATCAATATATGGAGAAAAAGAATTCCAATAAATAACTTGTTCTAACTTTGGTGGTGGAGCATCTGTTCGCCAGCAAAAAGCATGCAATGGCCTTCGAGTCCAATTAACACCATTTTCTAGAAAAGCTTCAAAAAGTGGTACGCGTTTTTCTATTGATGCAACAGAATGAACGTCGCATAAAGTAAGCTCTCCATGGCCTTTTGTATGATTATAAAGAAACTCATTTCTTATATAACAAGTCCACGGAGGAAGGGGATGATTTAAATAAGCCATTAGCTTCCTCCTAACTTGATTATCAAACTACATCTTTTTCTGTGGCAAATTCTTTTGTAATTTTTAAGATAAAATACTCAGAATCTTTTTTAACTTTTTTTGTAATTGAATAACCAGTTACAGTATAACTAGAAGATGATTTAATAGAAGCTACCATTGACTCTGCTTCTTCTTCTGATCCAGTTAAAATATAATCTATTGTTTTTAATAAATGTGTCATCGTATTTCCTCCATTAATTCTATTTGTAAATAACTATATTCAGTTGCAAGAATCTCTTGTTTTATTCTTTGTGTAAATGAAGCAGGACCAACTAAAATTAATTTGTCTGCTCCACTTTTTTGCACGGCTGCAAGAATACTTGGTGTATTTATACTATCAATTTTGTAATTAGTTTTATCTTCTGGCATAATACCAGTGGTTCCCAAAGTAAAACTAAAACATGGAACTAAAAGTGTTTTCATAGAGTTGCTACCCCCCAATCGAAATCAAAGAGACAGAAATATACTTGATCGACCCAAAGCTCTAAGGTATGAGTTTCTTTGTTATATTCTATATATTGAATATTTTTAAAATCACAAATTGCACCATCTTTTAGAAATGAACTTTCAAAAAGATAAACCATAATTTTTTCTTCAAGCGATGGACGATCTTCAATTTTTAAGACACTGTAATATCCAACTTCTTTTGATAATAAAAGAAGATAATTTACATGTCTTTTAATTGTAGTCATATCGCCCCGCATATCTGTTACAAACTCATGGATTTTATCTGCTATAATAGATTGATCCAGAGGCTCTGCATTTTTTAAAACCATTTTACCAAAATCTTCAAGTCGAATTTCTTTTTCCATCTCTTCACCTCGTTTATTTATATTATATCATTTTTTTATTTTTCTGTCAATATGTAATAAGACTTGAGCAACAACAACATGAATTGAAATTTTGCCAGAGTTATCAATAGGAATATGAAAAAAATCTATCTCTTGATAATCATATTCATCTGTTTTATATCTTCGTATGATTTCTTTTATATTGGGCTCTTCTTCTCTATTCAATTGTCGAAGCAATCTTATTTTGTCTGTGGCCTCAATATATATTGGATAAACTTCTATATCAGGATCTTTTTTCAACTCTCTTACTGAATCAATATCATAAGCACCAATATTAACAACATCATCAAGAATACTATCTTTATAAGTTCCATATAACCAATTATTAAACTCTAAAGCCCCAATAATTTCTCCAGCTTCCTGTTTTTCTTCAAACTCAGGTATAGTTAAAAAATCATAGTCATTTACATTTTCTCTTTTTGGTCTTGTTGTTGCTCGCTGAACAATATTATATTCAGGCTTTAACTCTTTTATATCTCGAATGATACGACTCTTACCACTTCCAGATTTCCCAAAAATGGGAAACAAAATTTTCATCATGATCTCTCCCGTCTCAATATAAGCTCCCCATCTTCAGTAATCTCATCAATAAGATACAAGGTTTCAGTCGCAGTATGTTTATAAGTTTTGGGTACAAATTCTGACCCACGTCTGAAGCCAGTCAATAATACTTTCTTTCCTCTTGTAAACCAAGATCTTTCCATTATCTTTTTCTTTCCATCGCTTTGCTGTTGAGAAAGTTGTTTGTCATAATAAGCAAATTGTTCTGGTCTAAATTTAACATAAACAACCCCATCAGTAGTTAAAAGAGAAATAGTAGATTTGATTTTATCTTTACCTATCATTGTTCCTGCTATTAAATAAGTCGTAAAAATTGGTATTTTCTTTTTACCAAATTCCAAATATTTTTCTACTACAGGCTCTTCTGGTAAATCATAAAAACTTGATATTCCATATTTATCAACATCTGCTTTATCTAATTCATGAAAAGAGTGATAAAAACAAACTGCATCCATTTCCCATGCTGCTATATTTCCACTAGCATATTTTTCCCATTCACTATTAAAAACATCTGTATGAAGAGTTCTTATTAATTCACCAGCCTGATCCTTCATCCAGTCTTTAAGTCTCAACATTTTAATATTATAAGCCTTGTCCCATTTATTAATTAAGATTGCTTCTTTATTATCAGCAATAGTTAATAAATCTTGATCAAAGTGTCTCATGAAAAATTGATATGCTCTATCATCAAGAATATAATAATTTCCTTTTTTAAGATTTGTTCTTAAGTATCTATTAAATTCAAAAAGCTGTGCTTCAAACTTAAACTCTTCAGGAATTAAACCTTCTTGTAATAAAACAGGCATATTTTGAAGAGTAATCCTTTTCTTAACCTCAATAGTAGAAGCAATATAGTTTTTCATTATTTCTTCTCGGGGCTTGCCTTCAATCTCATCAAAGGCACCAGCTTTTATTAAAGAAACCATTGCAGTCTTAGAAGGACTACACTTTTCAATAAAGTCCTCCATAGATTCATATGGACGGTTTTCAATTATAAGTTTTGAAATATCGTCGCCCAAGTTTGAAATGCTTTTTAGTCCATATAATATTCGATCATTTTTTAAATCGGGTTTAAAGCCAAAGCTCGATTTATTTATATTGGCCAATGAAACTTCTACGCCCTGAGATTTTATATATCCTATCGCAGCAGCCATCTTGGCATAGTCTGTTCCTTTACCTTCAACCTCATCTGCCGCACCCGCATTAATAGTTAAGCAGGCAGTATTCCAATAAAGAGTAGGATATTTATTAAAAAGATTTAATTCTTGCAGGGCAATTGTTGTATAAGGCATAGTATGATTTCTGCTAAACGAATATCCTAATTGCGGCTCAATAGCAGTATAATAAATATAGTCAACAACATTTTTTCTTATTTTAGCTTTTGTATAAATCATATTTTTTAACTTTGGAATTTCATCCATTTTCTTTTTACCAACTATCTTACGAGCATAGTTTGCCTCTTCAATAGAAAAACCGATTAAGTCTAGATTCATTAAAACTTCCATCATATCTTCTTGTGTATTTGGAACTCCATATACAGGAAGATAATGTGGTTCAAGCATTTTCATTTCTTCTTCGGTCAAACCAAAGTTTTTCATTTCTCTATACCAAAGCTTTAAATCATTTTTGAATTTAATATATTTATCTACAGGAACCGTTCCATCTTCAAGTGGCATTAATCTCATTAAAGAGTTTGCAGATGCTGCATCTTCTAGAGATTTAGGCTTAACTTTTTTAATAGCTTGACCACCAACTAGTGTATCAAATTGAAATAGATTTATTACTTCGCCATTACTGGCAGCTTCCCACATTTCAGTTGAATAATCTAAAATATCTGGATGCAAATATTTATTATATGTTTCTTTTAAACTGCCTTGCCATTGAATAAAATTATCTTCTATTAAAAGATCTAGGGCAACACGAATTTTATCTAGTGCCTCAACAGTTAAAAAATCATATTTTAAACAGCCCATATAATCTGAGTCAGACATATCCCACTGAGTTATCGCTTGACCATTAGGCGCTCTCATTAAAGCATTCATTTCTTCAAAGCCATCATTGAATATATAAATTCCTGCTGCGTGTATAGAGCGCTTATTTACTAGACCTTCAATCTTTAAAATGACTTCTTCAAGCTTATCATATTTCTCAACTTCTTTTTTAAGTTGATGAATTGGCTCTCGACCTTTTTCTTTGTTTCCATAAAGACAATCTTGTAATGGCCATGTAAAGCCTCGTTCTTGTGGAATCATTCCTGTTAAATATAAACCAATATCAGAATCAATTCCTAATCCTCGACAAGCTGTTAAGATAGCTGACTTCGGACCCTCTGTTCCAAATGTACAAATATTTAACACATTCTTTTCACCAAAGAAATCTTTGATGGCTTCTAATATTTGACCTCGCCTTAGGGCTTGAGTATCAAAGTCTATGTCTGGTAACTCTGGTCGAGATGAAGTTAAATGTCTCCAATGTGGGAGCTTCCATTTTATTGGGTCTAATTGAGTTATTTGCAATAGATAACAAGAAAGAAATCCAGTGGCAGATCCTCGGGCAACTCCAACTAGAGAATCTCCGCCTTCCCATACAATATCCATAATCTTGGACATGGTATTATAATATGAAGTCATTTGTAGATCTAAGTTTTTAGAAATTAAATATATCTCTTTGGCTTCATCATCTAATCTTGAAAGATAAACATCATTCCAAAGTTTTATCTCGGCCAATCTATTTAAACAAGTTTCTGCCCAATATTTATCTTGGATGTTATCGCTATTCAAAAGAGCCAAAACATATTCATACTTTTCTAAGTCTTTGAATTTTGTACCTTTTATGTTTAACTCTACATTAGGAATTATCTGCGGTTTATATAAATCATAAAATTCAACTTTATCATAAATAGTATTAGAAACATTCATCATCTCTTGAAATTCATCTTGAGAAAAGTCTTCTTTAAGATAATCCCAGGCATCCTCGGGTGACATTAAAAAGGCTGTTGTATAAAAATCATCAACTTCTCGCTCACCATCTTTGGAGTTTAAAAATGCTTTATGAATTTCACGGTCTTCTTTTTTTAGATAGTGAGAATCGCTGGCAAATAAAATTGGTATTTCAAAGAAGTTAGAAATTGATTTCATTCTTGTATTTACAATACGTTGCTCCTCTGAAGAGTTTGGTGCTATCTCAAGATAAAAATCATTCTCAAATACTTCTTTCATAAAAAAGAGGAATTCAGTTATATTTGACTTATATTCTTTTATCTTTTCTTGGTCATTTAAATTTTCAGCTACAATTAATCTTAGTATATTTTGAGAAAGCTCTCCACCTATACACGCAGATGTTGCCATCAAAGACCCAGGATATTTTTTAACTACTTCTCTAAGCTCATCTTTAGTAACTGGAACTCGCTCCATGCCGCGATCAAAATAACTATCTCTCCAAGCTATTGAAGAAAGTTCTCTTAGTGCTCTATGACCAGTCTTATTTTTAGACAAAATTATAAAATGATAATATTGAGAACCGCTCTTTTTTTCATCTACTAAATATATTTCATTTCCTAAAATAAGTTTGAAATCAGTATTTAGATATTTCTTTTTATAATGTTGTATAGCTTCAATATGAGCCGATAAAGACTCATGATCAGTTATGGCTATACCTTTTAAGCCCAATTTATAAGCTTCATCTATAAGGTCTGTAGGCCTTATAATGCAATCTAATAAGCGCAAATTTGAATAGTGCGTGTGATTATGAATTGAAGTATAAGCCACATAAACCCTCCTCTAATTAAAATTTACCACGATTTAAAAAGTTTAATTTAACATAACCCGAACCAACTTCTTTTTTTACATACTCAAAAATCGCAACTGGGTCTGTATTTGAGCCACAAGTATAGCAATCAAATGACATATATCTATGTTCTGGATAAGTATGAACACTTAAGTGAGATTCTTCTAATAAAAATAACATCGTTAGTCCCTGAGGCGTAAATTTTTTATATGAAACATCTACTAATGTAGCTCCACCTAGTTCAATTGCATCTTCGCAAATTTTTCTCATTTTTTGTAGACTGTCCAGTATATCTTCGTCACAAGTCCACATATCAGCAATAACATGATAACCCTTAGTTTCATACGACATTTTAATAATCTCCCTTGACTATAATAATTTTATTTATTGCTCTAGTAACTGCAGTATAAAGCCATTTTGCATGGTGCTTAGAATTAACAACTTCTTCAAAAACAAAAACAGAATTCCACTGACTTCCCTGTGATTTATGAACTGTAACAGCATAAGCCAAATCAAATTCATTAAACTTCTTATCTTTATTTTTTGAGTCGAATGTCATATTTAATTTATGATATCCATCTTGAACATAGTCAAGGGCAAAAGTAGCTTGTATTTCCGTCTCAGAAATCTTTTTATCTATTCTGGCTAAATATCCTATAGATCCATTTACAAGTGGTAGCTTATTTATATCAGAAAATTTTTCCCAGTTATTTCTCAAGCAAATAACTTTATCTCCTGGAGATGGAAAGGGTTCTGGTAATTCATATCCAGTTCTTAGTTTTTCATTTAAATACACTCTGGTTTCATTATAGCCACATAATACTTGGTCGGCCTCTAATAAATAATTTGTATTTATATTTTCTTTTTTTACAACAACAACATGTTCATTTTCTTGTTCTTGTAAAGGCAGTCCTTTTCGTATATTAAATGATAATTCTATGATAGGACTATCTTTTTCTTGTCGCATAATTTCTGTTAAAACAACATCTGGTTTTGCTAACAAGCCATTATCATATCCTATTGGAGGAAGCTGACCAATATCACCAAGAGCTATTATTGGAATCTTAAAAGAAACTGCTGTCTGCAACATATCTAAACTTACCATAGAAATTTCATCTATCACAATAAGTTTATATGGTAAATCTAAATATTTCTTTTTTTTATGAATAAAATTATTACTCTTTAATCTATAAGAATTAAAAAATAAGGCATGTAATGTCATAGCAGGAATGCCTTTTTGTTGAAGGACAAATGCAGCCTTACCTGTAAAAGTAGCAAATGCAACTTGTCTCATTTCAATTCTTAGGTCATCTATAATATATTTAATTAGTGTTGTCTTACCAGTACCCGCATATCCAGCGATAGTAACTATTGGTTGGCCTATCATTAGTTTTTGCTTAACAACTCTAATGGCTAATTCTTGTTCTTCAGTAAGATTCACTATTTTTCACCTCTATATTTATTATACTATATTTTTAAAATTGTGTCAATAAAACAAAGAAATGGGCTAAGAGCTTTTGGCTCTTAACCCTAACTTTATTTACTTCGCTGCTTTTTTACTTCTTTTTTTGCCTTCTGCTTCAAGTTTTTTTCCAACTTCAGTTCCAACTGTTGCGGCTACACGGCCGAATGCTGGATCTTTAGAATTGAAATAGCGTAAAGCTACTGGAAGTAAAGATGCCCAAAGAGCATTTGCTACTAAGATCCATTCTCCAGCACCAAACTCTAATGGACTAGCAAGACCTTCTGCGCCCATTACTACAGCTACTGCTGCAAAAACTTGTCCAAGTAAACTACGAAGATAAGACTCTAACATTGCTTTGTTAATTCCAAACATTATTCTTCCTCCTTGACATTTTGAATTTCTTCCCATATCTCATCTAACTTAGCGTCCTGATCCATTAATTTGGCTTCAAGTTCCATTAAGTTAAAGTGGATAGCTGATAAAGTTTGTGATGTTTTCTCAAGGTGTTCCATTAATCTTTCTTCTCGTTTAGTCGCCTGCTTTTGAGTATGAACCAAAAGTAGGACAAACAAGACTGCATATGGACCTTGCATAATAAAAAAATCAATTAAATTTTGAGACAAAAACCACCATCTCCTATTAATTTTACTCTAAGAGATATTTTATTTTTCTCTTGCTGTATAATATAAAAAGAAAAAATGATTGATTATATTTAATTAACCAACCATTTTCTTTTAGAAATACCAAGCCTTAGTATCTTTGATTGCATAGTCTTCAATAAAAACTTGGGCTGTGATATTACCATTCCATTCATTTATAGAGCATTTTCCAACTATATCGATTTCTATATATCCAGTATCAGCACGAAGAGATTCAAATTCTTGTTGACTCGAACCAAATTTAATAAAATCAATTCCTTTAAAATTAATCTTTATTGTAGGGCTTTTATCTGGAGAAAGCAATGCAATTCTATCTTTAGTTACTTTTAATCCCTTGATACAAATTAAAGCTTCTTCTACACCTTTGCCCCAAAAACTTCTAAGATTCGCTACATCAAAAATATCTTGGGAAGTTAGAGTCTCAGAGTCCCAAATAAAATCAACTAAATGGGTTGCACTAAAATCAAAATCTTTTAATTGTTCATTAGAATATTCGATAAAGTTTTCAAGCTTATCCTTATCTATTCCCGCTCCAAACGCGTTAGCGTGGCCCTCTGCATAATTTACTAATCCAGAATCATTTAAGAATAATTTAAAGTCGCGCAACTCAGACTTCTCATATCCTCTTGCAGAGCCATTTAAAGTTTCATTATTGTTTCTTAAAATTAAAACTGGTTTTTTGTATTTAGACATTATTTTATTTGCTATTAAACCAGATAAATTTTTATCTATATCTTGGTCTAGAACAACAACTAAAACTTTATTGTCATTTAAAGATTCTCGTTGAATAATCTCTTCAATTAAAGCTATACCTTCGTCTCTCATTTTTGCTTGTCGATTTTTTATATTCATAGACTGTCTAGCAGCTCTATCAGCAAACGTTTCAGTTTCTCCTGGCTTGGCGCCTCGCTTTGTTGAATCCATTTCTTCATTAGCATACTTATCTAAAAAGCCTTTAAACATAGTTAGCTTTTCTTCTTCTGTTCCTATTCTTATAGTTGCATTTATTAAAGGTGCAATATAAAAACCAAAACTATTTGGACTTAATCCATCTTTTAAAGAATTAGATTGTCTTTCGATTAAGCTTTTAATAAAAGGATTTCTTATATTAATAATACCCTTAGAAATTAAATGCTTAGTTTCAAGCTCTCTTATATCCATCATATCTGCAACCATTCCAAGAGCAACTAAATCTAAAAAATTGTCTGCTAAATCTACACCGAGTTTTGAGTCTAATAGTTTACAAAATTTATAAACAACTCCAACAGCACTGAGATTTTTATTTGGGTAGTCATCTAATTGGGGATTTATAACAATCGCATTTTCAGATTGAGCAGGAGCTTCATGGTGGTCAATAATTAAACAATCTATTTTCTTAGATTTAAGTAGGGCATGAATTTCATATTCATTTGAGCTTGCATCTGGCACAAGAATTAATTGATAGTCATCAGATGTTAATGATTCAATTAGCGCAAAGTCTAAACCATGTTCTTTTCCAGAATGAACTCTGAAATCTATATTATTTAACCATTCAGAATTAACTGCATATAAATAATTTAATAGCAATGCGCCAGATGTATATCCATCACAATCAGAATCAAGTTGTAAAAGTATCTTAGATTTTTTTTCTAAGTGACTCAGTAAAATGTCAATTCCATTTTCTATATTGTTTAATAATAGGGGACTATATAAAACATCATCAGTTGTTCTTATATAATTATTGATTTTTGAAATCTCAATTCCCCTATTAACTAATATTTGTTCTATAGTAGTTAAATTATGTTTTGGTTCTGATATTAAAGCATATTTCATTTTCATTCCTCTTTCAATGTAAATCTTTGATTAAAAAGATAAATGAAAGTATCTTCACCTCTATCTATAGGGGCATCTTTATAACCAAGCTTATTTTCCTTGTCAAATATAAAACTAATTAAAGCTTTTTCTTTATACTTGTTAAATATATGATTTAAATGTTTTACTTGAAGTTGATAGTCTGAATCACCCAATAAGTGAAACTCTTTATCAAAAGCAATACAAATTTCTTCCGCGCCTGCTTTTATCAATTCATCTATTTGAGATTCTGAAATTGATGATCCACAACAAGCAACAGATATATTTCTCTTTCTGCCAAAATAACTTTCATAAAGAAGAACTGACTTTTCTCCTTCAAAGATAATAGCTATTTTACTTTTTTTAATATTATCTTTATTTAAGTTTAGGCCGTAAGCAGCAACAGATAAAGGATGATTATACATTTTACCATCTATCGTGGCAGGTTTATATTTACCATATATCTCATCTTCTTTTACTAGTGTTCGCTGTCTAATTCCAATTAGATTTCCATCTATATCAAAGTGTGGAATAATAACTGAATTATTTACTGGATTAAACTTAATTTCAAATTGTTGCATAGCTCGAACAGAGATACCTTCATCAAGCCAATCTTTAATAATATAGAAGGGCAAGACAGACAAAACTTTTTTATCATAAATTATTATATCTTGTTCTTTGAATCCTCGTTCTATAGAAAACAAATCTCTATAGCTTTTTGTTATTTGCCATTCTTCTGAATCATTTTGATTAATAGAAAATCCTTTTATATTTCTATCTATCCACTTCATTGCTTCTGAAACATTAGAAGCCTTATTATTTTTTATTATTAACTCATAAATATCAAAGCTTTCGCCACAATGAGTATAGCATTTAAATAATCCTGTATTTGGATAATAGTATAATTTATTACTGCCTTCGCCTGGTGGGTTGTGACATATAGTTTCAAGAACAATATTTCCATCTTTCGTATATGGCTCTGCCGCACCAAGCTTTTGCAGTATTCTAAGGATTTCTTCGGTTTTTAATTCTATTTTTACTAGGTCTTTATCGTAGATAAAAACCACATCCTTTTTATTTTTATTATAACATTTTTTTATTATTTGGTCAAGTCTATTTCATTCTCAACAATAATATCCAAGTCTTCAATTTCAATTAAGTTATAATTATCATCAGTTAAAAATAAAGGGGTTACTCTGCAAATTCCTAGATCTGCACTACACCAAAGCTTAACAGATTTAAATTTCCCACGTCTATTTTTATAGATATGGTGAACTAAATTTGGCATAGGCAAAACATTGGCTGTAACAAAGTTCTTTAAAGACTCTCGATCTTCATCTGTTACTGGTACAGAAATAATACCTAAGTCAATTTTATCTGCTATCGCTTTTGCCCCACGAAGTACGTTTTGATTTGAAGTTCCTCTACTCTCCCAGTCTGCATTTAATTGCGTACCAGATAAGATAAAAACTCCAAGCTCATTACATAAGTCTTTTATTTTAATAGCTATCATAAAAAGAACATTGTCTTCTCGTAAAGCTATACCTTTTGCTTTTTGAGAAATCTCTTCTAATATTCTTAATGAAGTGTGCAAATAATCAAATGCTATATATCGAACACCATTCTCTCTTACATGCCTACGTATCACACTTTCAATATCTCTTAAAGAAAAGTTTGGTAAGTGCTCAATCCACAATGGAGATTTTTCTAAAACTTTAGCTGCCTGAGTTATGCGTTTATGTTCATAAGAATCATATGAGCCATTCAATATCTTTTCCTCTTGCACTCCACTTAAGAATGCCAATGCCATTGTTTGACACTCATCTATTTCTAACTCTGTTGTAATAAACAAAGAAGGCTCTGATGTTCCATTTTCAACCCAAGTATTTTTAGTTAAGTCAAAAATTTTATCGGTTGCAAAGTTACAAACATCTGCCATCATCATACGAGTTTTACCAACTCCGGTTGGAGCGGATCGCAAATAAAACTTTTTTAATCGAGCACCTCGAGTTATAGTATTAATGAGGGGGCCATATAATGGGATCCCGATTTCTGGTTGAATTTTATAGCTTTCAATTAAGTCTGAAAGACCTTCTCCAATTTGTTTTGTTTCTGAAATCGTACTTCCTAATAAACTTTTAGTAATTTCTTCTATTTTATTATTTATTATAGAAACTAATTCATCAATAGATAAATTATCAATATAATCTTCTTGCTTCCGCTTCACAGCAGGATCTATAATGTCTTTATTATAAATGGTAGAAATATCTATACCATTATCATAAAAAGACGCAAGCAAAGAAAACTTTTTCATTCTGTTGTAATAATAGTCAAAATTACTCAAGTCCGCAAGAGACTCGAGATGTTGAAGAAATTGCGCCCCATTTTCTTTATCATATATTTCTTTTATTTGTGCTCTTGCGAAAAGATAATTTTCTATATCAACTACACCTGGATTCTTAACACCTTGCATAGTTAGATTATGAAGAGCATTAAAAATAATTCGATGTATAGGAATATTGAAATCTTGCCAGCTCAAAGAATATTTATCGTATCTATCAAACAAATTTGGATTTTTGTATAATCCTGCTAATACTTGTATAGTAGACTTAGTATCATATAATGAGTTATTACTCATTTTCTAGCAACCACCTTTCCAAATCATCTAAAGACTCTGCTGGCTTTAGGACAGATGTTCTTGGAGATTTTATATAAACAGATTTCTTTTTGTATGGAGTGAAATCAACACCAATATTTAATCTTTGTTTTTCAACTTTTTCAAAATAGTTTTTAGCTTCATTGTAATAATATGGAACGATACCTATTCCCTGCGCCATATTAATGTTCATCTTTTTTACTTCATAACAATAATAAAGAGTTCCTTTTATTCCTGATAAAGTATAATCATAATCATCAGAAAAGTTTTTAATTTGTTTGCCAACCATTCCAAAATTAACTCTATCACCAAAAAGCTTTATAATGTAGTCAGTTAAACCATCTCTTTCAAATTGTTCTCTATTATGCTCTTGGTCGCATTGAGTATGAGCATATCGAGAATTCTTTTGAACAAAAGATTCTTGTTGTCTATTTATTGTTTTTTCGCAATATAAACATTTTACTAATCTACTCATACCAATACCACCCTAAAATAAAAGGGAGGTTGTTAGCCTCCCCAATTAATTTTTATAACAATTCTCTTAATTCATAAACGATAATATCTAATAGTTCGGCTTGATCACGAGTCATTTCACTGGCTTTTTTGCCTTTACCCAAATGGCGCTCCACAACTTCTGTAATGCGAGGGAAGTATTTTGCCTTATCTTTTTCAAGTAAGTCATTAACGATTTCTTGAAATGATTCCATGAGAAAGTCAAAGTCTAAATCGACTTTTTTATAGATGTTGTCTTTTGACTCGACAACAAACTGACCTCCATCTTCTTGAGCTTGCTTATCAATAGCATCTGCAATAGCATCTACTAGATTATGATAAGTAAATTCGATAGCATCTGGAGTATGCTTGAAGCGGGATCCTGCTTCAAATCGTTGAGTTCCACGCATAAACAACATAGTTTTATTGCCTTCTGCAGTTTCTACTCCACGAGAATATCCAATAATATCAGACATACGACCAACAATTAAGCGAGCCTTATTTGGTAAAGTTGGAACGATTTTGTGGTATTCTTCTCCAGTTTCAGAAGTGAAAGTTTTATCAGTAGCATGTGAAATTAAAACCAAACCGAAATCTAGTTGAATAATTGTACGAAGCTTAGAATCAAACTCTTTTGAAACTTGAGAATATCCTCCACCAAAAGGAATTTTATTGATAGCGTCAACACCATTCATATTACAAACATATTGCTCACAATAATCATAAGCGATGTCGGCAGTATCAATGATAATAGTTTCATAAAGATCTTTTGCTCGTGGATCTTTTAATTCACGAAGAATCTTTAAGAAGTCTCCCCAGCTATTAACTGGTGCAGCTTTAACTCCAGGAAGTGCAGCATAACCTTTTTCAAAGGCAATGATGAGCGACTTTGGAAACTTAGAAGCTGTTGTAGTCTTACCAGATTTTGGTTCTCCATAAAACAATACAGAGTATCCACGCAAATCTCGACTTACTTGATGCGGCTTAATATCAAAAATTGACATAGTTTTTCCTACCTTTTCTTTTATATTTTTACTACATTTCAAGACTTTAAATCTTAAAGCCCTCAAATCTAGGGGCGAATTTCTTCGCCCTAAATATTAGAATGAGAATCCACCAAAAGCTGGTTTTGAAGTTTCTTTTGATACTGTTCGATTTTTTAATTCTGCCATAGCTAAATTACGATTTTGAATAGCAGTATTAAGTTCATCTGCAGTTAATTGCATGTCATCATATGGTTCAACTTGTGCACCAGTAATAACAAACTCTTTACGAGTATAAGAAGTTTTTGCAACTTTAGCATCGCCAAAAGCAGACTCTTCCATGCGCTCAGAAGTTACACTAGAGTTAACTTGTTTTCCCCAAACGCGAGTAAAAGTATTTTTTGGCAGAGCAGCAAAGAAAGCTACACCTTTAGGATTATCAACAACAAACTTAGCAGGAAGGGCTTGGTTAGCATAGTTAAAAATTAAACCATTAACGTAAGCGCGACCAGTTTCTACTTCATTGCGAATCTCAGGAACTACTGATTGAATAACAACATCTACTTCAAATTCAGATTTAGGAGATGTAGCAGATACAACATTAATATATCCACCTTTATTTACTAAAGAGCAAACAAGCTCTCCTTCTTTATTATACCAATCATTTGTTCCAAATGCAGAATTAATCTTTAAAAGAGTTGGTTTTTCTGCACCACTATGCTTTGTTTTAGCATTATCATAAATGCTTTTTAAAGTAGCAAACTTAGGATTTTCTAGACCTTTTGAAGTTTTTTCTCCTTCATAAAGCTCTACTGAAATAGTATTGCCATCTTCAGTTTCAAGATGTAATTTGCCTGCAATATACTTCACTCCAGATTTTTCTGCCACACCAGAGCGTAATTCTTTTTCAAGCAAAACGCCTTCAACTACTGTCTTGTTAATCATTTTTTTCATTGAATTTATTCCTCCATTTATTTAATTATATACCTATTATATCATGAATTTTTATTTTTGTCAACTGAATCTAAGAGCCCTTTGTCTACAATTTCTTTGTAATAAAGGTTTATAATTCGATGAGTCTTTATTCTTTCAAGTTTTTCAAGAGTCTCAGGATCTCTTCTAATTCCATGTTCTTTTAATATTTTAACCATTCTACCCTTCATTTTGGCGCTCTACCCTTCAAATTCATATCATTTTAATTCGGCTAAATAATCAGCCAATATTTGCAGTTCTTCTTGTGTGCCCTTAAATATTCCAGCAGGCATATTGCCTACTCCATTAATCGCAATTGATTTTATTTCTTCAGAAGTTAGTCCAGTATTAATTAATGTTGGGCCAACAGCGCCACCCGCCAAATCATTTCCATGACAAGATATACAACCATTATTCGACAATAATATATATCCTTCTGCTTTTGTATCAATTTCTTTTTCTTCCACAATTTTTCCCTGTTCTTCTCGTTTATTCCAATCTGTTGTTACTACAGACTCCCACGTTAAGTAGATAGTTGCAGCTGTTCCTAATAGCATAAATGAAGTAGCCAAAGGTCGTTTCCATGGGCGTCTATGCTCACTACGATCTAAAAATGGCGCTAAAAGTAATGCTCCAAAGGCAATTCCAGGAAGCACTAGTCCACCAATAACAGTATATGGACCAGAGGCATATGTGTATTTCAATAGCTGATATAGAAATAAAAAGTACCAGTCTGGTAATGGTATGTAGTTTGTATCAGTTGGATCTGCAATTCTTTCTAGTGGGGCTGAATGTGCGGCAGTTAAAAATAAAAATCCAATTAAAAATACTGACCCAACCATCCATTCTCGAAGAAGAAAATTCGGCCAAAAAGCCTCTGTCTTACCAGGATATTCTGAATAATCTTTTGGTATATTTGGCTTTCGATCTGCTGATATGCGAGAATCTCCAACAAATTTCATTCCTTTTCCGCGTTGCATATATGTTCATCTCCCTTATTCAACTTACAAAGGCCCTGATATGCCTTGTTTGCGAATAAAAATAAAATGAGCTGCTAATAAGGCAAAAAGTGCTGCAGGTAGAAAGAATACATGGATCGCAAAGAATCGTGCTAATGTTTGAGCCCCAACAACATCTGCTGATCCAGCTAATAATGTTTTCAATAGTGGTCCTATAAATGGTGTTGCTTCTGCAATTTGCAGGCCAACTTTTGTAGCAAATAATGCTTTCATGTCCCATGGTAGTAAATATCCAGTGAAACCAAGGGCCAACATAACAAAGAAGATTAGAACTCCTACTACCCAATTCATTTCGCGTGGTTTTTTATAGGCACCTTGAAAGAAAACTCTAAGTGTGTGTAAGAACATCATAACAATAACAACACTTGCACCCCAATGATGCATACCACGAACAATCTGTCCAAATGCAACTTCATTTTGTAAATAGTAAACCGATTGCCAAGCATTTTCAATATCTGGAACATAGTACATTGTTAAGAACATTCCAGATAATATTTGTATGACAGTAACAAAAAATGTAAGTCCTCCAAAGCAGTATACGAATGCAGAAAAATGATGTGCGGGATTTACATGCTCTGGGACTTCATGATCGGCGATATCTCGCCAAATAGGTGTAATATCTAGGCGCTCATCAATCCAGTCATAAATGCGATTTAACATGGATCATCACTCCTTTAAATTCGCCCTTATAATAAAACTCTGGCTTTTATTTTTTAGAGTGGGCCGCCAGATAGCACCACTTAAAGATATATTACTTAATTAAATTGCCTTGCTCAGCAGATACAGTAACAGTTCCCTCTTTTAATAATTCAAGAACTTCATTTACTTTGCCAACAGTTTCAGCTGAAAGATTAGGATTTTCTTTTGGAATACCTACTCCATTATTTGTAACATCGAAAGTTAAGATTTCTCCACCTGGGAATGTTCCATCTAATTCAGCTTTAATCATATCATACGCAGCTTGATCAATATATTTCATAGCAGAAGTTAAGATGATTGACTTACCATCTGTATAAACTCCTTCAGCATATTGGTCAACATCTACTCCAACAATCCATACTTCTTCGCCAGCTAATGCACGATCTTTAGCTTCAGAGATAGCACCTACGCCAACTCCACCTGCAGCAGCAAAGATAACTTTAACTCCGCGTTCATACATAGCAGCAGCGATAGTTTTACCAGCTTGCACATTATCGAATGAACCTTGATAAACAACATCTTCTGGAGCAATAGTTACTGTAGTTCCAAAATTAGCATTTGCATAAGCAACACCTTGTTGGAAGCCCCAGTTGAATTTTTGAACTGGAGGAATTTCCATACCGCCAATAAAACCAACCTTACCAGTTCCAATTTCTAGTGCAGTAGCCAAACCAGCTAGGAAGCCCGATTGATGTTCTGCGAAGAAGATAGAAACTGTATTCTCTCCAACTACTGGAGCCCAATCTCCTGCATGAGGATATCCATCAATTAAAATGAATTTTGCATCAGGATATTTTGTTTGAGCTTCAAAAATAGTAGTTTCAAATTTAAAGCCTGGTGTTACAATAAGCTTGTAACCAGTATCATATAAATTTGTGATTTCTCTTAGATAATCTGCTTGAGTGGTTCCAGTTGGTTTTAGATATACAGTATCTAAATTAAAATCACTACCAGCTTTTAAAACACCTTCCCAAGTTCCTTGGTTGAAAGATTTGTCATCAATCGTACCAGCGTCAGTAACCATACCAACTTTAAACTTAGTTTCTTCAGTCGTTCCACCACAGGCAGAAAGAACTAAAGAAAGTGCTGCAAAGATTGAAAAGATAAGAATAAAACGTTTTTGCATAGACAATTCTCCTTATATTTATTTTGTATTACAATTATATTATATCAAAAATATAAGGATTTGTCAACCTATTTCACGGGCTTAGTATCGTGCCAAATTTTAAGGCATTTTTCAAATTGTTCTGTGCGCTCATAAACCCAAAAGGTTTTTCCATTTGCGTGGACATTTTTGCTCATCGCTCTTAGACCATTTGCTTTTAGAAAACGATGAAAGTTAATTGAGAAACATTGAAAGAATAATTTTTTATTGGACATAATAACTCTCCTTTTTTATAAAAATAAGACCATATAATAATTATATCAAAAATATTATATTTTGTCAATTAATTTTGTGCTTCAAGTTCCTCGATTAATTTTGCAGCTGGCATATAACCAACTAATCTTTTTTGAGATGGTTCCAAGATTAAAGTTGGAACTCCCATAATATCATATTGCTCAGCTTTTTCTTTGTCTAAGTCAATATCTATTTTTTCAATTTCTAAAGCGATTCCCTTGGATTCAAAATGCTCAATTACTTGGGGTAATTGTTTATCTAACATTTTACAAGGGCCACACCATTCTGCAGAAAATTTAATAATTTTCATATTACTTACTCCTCAAATTTATTTTTTAGTAATTAATTTATTTAATATAGCACCAAGAGAATTTTCTTCAGCATCTTCATTATTTACTTGATATGAAGTCTCTTCATCTATTACAACTGAATCTTCAGTTGTCATAGCCTCAATAGCATCAGAAGGTTGTTCAACAAAGTTTTGATCTTCTGCAAAATAAGCGCCCAATAGAATTTCATCTTTATTATTTTCCAACCAAACAGGAAAATCAAATTTTTCTAACTCTGCTTCAAACATAGACCAAAATTCAACATCTGCTTCAATTTCTGGATTTGAGTGATCTTCTGACCAATATATATAGTGCTTTCCACTAGGAGTTAAATCGGCAACAGTTCCAACATATGCATAGCGAGTTGAGTGTCCATGCTGCGGATCTTTGATAGCTTTTGCAGAAAGAAGCTCGTCATGAAGAGCCTTAAAATCTATCTCTTCAATTTTTTGTTGCGGAGTTTTTAGCTCTGCTTTTGTCTTTTCAGCTTCTTTTCTTTGGATATCTAGAGCTATAGCTACGGCTTGCTCTCTAGGATAGCCCTCTTTAATTAAAGTTCTGATATTGGCTTGTGCAGCCTTATCAGATGGACTTTTCTTTAATGGCACGTTATAACCTCCTTTTTTTATCTTGTAGATTTTGGGTGTTTTTCTGGAAGTAAATCATTGTCTGTTACATAGTTTTTACTCTTAGGTCTACCATTTTTTAAAAGATACAAATATGCATTGACTCTTGCCATCGCCCATGCACCTCTAGACACACCAGGTCTATGAGATTGTGAGTATGCTCCTGCACCTCTTCTATACACAGCTTTTAGCTGTCCCAAGGTAGCCTTAGACCAGTCTGGCTTTCCAAGTTTTTTCATTTTTTCATTATGCTCAGAAACTTTATTTTTTAATCCAGCTTCTGTACTTTCATCAATATCAATATCTCCACCAGGACCTTTTGCAGTTCCAGGCTTATTTTTTTCACTGCCTTTTATTCTATCTTTTGCTGGAGCTGGTGTACTAGCACCAGTTTTCTTTTTTCCAAACTCATATTCATCTTCTTCATGAATATTCGATACAATAATAATTCTATCTTCTTCGTTTTCAATATGAGTTTCATAAGGGAAAGAATCCAATTCATCCATAAACATATTCCAAAATTTTACGTCTTCTAGAAGTTGAAGATCTTTTGTTTCAGTAGTATAGTATATTAAATGCTTTCCACTTGGGCCAATATCTTTTATACTACCCATATCATATCTTTTACTCAATTGATCATTCTCATCTTCAATTGCTTCTATACTATCCATTATTTTTTCTAGTTCAATAAAATCAATTTGAGAAAGTTTTTCTTCTGCAGTCACAACTCGAGATGCAGATTTTTTCTGTATCTGTAAAGCAATTAATTCAGCTTGCTCTTGTAGATATCCCTCTCTTATTAAGAAAGAAACATTCATTCTAAAAGACTTATCAGAACTATCTCTTTTTAAGGGCATTTTAAACCCCCCTTTATATTATAGTGAAAAATTTGCATCCCAAAGCAATAATACTTCTGGAGCATCATCAGCCATAATAGCTTTATCCAAGAAAGTAATAGCCTCATCTTCTTCATTTAATTGTTTATGAACCATGTCCATAGCAAAATCAAAAGTTAAAAGATCTCCTTCTGCAAAAGCAGCTAGTGCGATAGCTTTTAATTTTGCAGTTGTTTCTTGCTCTGTTGCTAAATAAAATTGAGCAATTTGAGTTACGCCAGACAGTTCCATTTTAAATTCTGGAATAACATAAGATTGAACATTTTCATTTCTTTTAATTAAATAATCACGAATTAAATCTTGATGACTTCTTTCTTCATCAGTTTGTCCTGGAAAAAAGTGTGCACCAATTTTATTTAATCCTTTGTTTTGCAACCATGCTCCAATATAAGCATATTTTTGAGAGTTTAAGCCTTCATGTGCAATTTGTTGATTCAACATCTCTACAAGCTTAGGACTTACATTTGCCATATTTTTGTTCTCCTTTTTTAGAATACGTAGGTCAAGTCTTTGACTCGATCACTAGCTTCTTGTTTTGTTATTTTATTGCCGAGGAAGTCAGTTATTATCTCTGAGACCTCATCTATCTCAATAGCATCAAAACCTCTGGTGGTTACGGCGGCTGTTCCAATTCTAACACCACTAGTCACTTTAAAAGATAGTTCGTCAAAAGGAATGGAATTTTTATTTAGAGTTATACCTATTTCATCTAGACTTTCTTCTACTCGTTTTCCTGTAAGTCCTTTTTTAGCAACGTTAACTAAAAAAAGATGATTATCAGTTCCACCTGAAATAATTTCAAATCCATTGTTTTGAAGATTTTGAGCAAATCTTTTTGAGTTCCTAACAACTTTGTCAATATACAACTTAAATGATGGATCTAATGCCTCATTGAAACATATGGCTTTAGCTGCTATAACATGAACCAAAGGACCTCCTTGTATACCAGGGAAAATCGCTTTGTCTATAGCAGGACCATATTCTTTCTTACTTAGTATTATTCCACCGCGAGGACCTCTTAGGGTTTTATGTGTTGTTGACGTAACAAAGTCTGCATATGGTACTGGACTTGGATGCGCACCTGTTGCAACTAAACCTGAGATATGAGCCATATCAACCATTAAATAAGCATCTACTTCATCTGCTATTTCTCTAAACTTTGCAAAATCAATTATTCTTGAATATGCGCTTGCACCCGCAACTATCATTTTTGGCTGAAGTCTTTTAGCTTGTTCTCTTACCTGGTCATAGTCAATTAAATGAGTTTCTTTATCAACTCCATAGTGATAAAAATTGTATGTTTTACCACTAAAATTAACTGGGCTTCCATGAGTTAAATGTCCACCATGTGCAAGGTCCATTGCCAAAACAACATCACCATGAGTTAAAAGCGCAGAATAAACTGCAGTATTTGCCTGTGATCCAGAATGTGGTTGAACATTAACATGTTCAGCGCCGAATAATTGTTTTGCTCTTTCTATTGCAACTCGCTCTACTTCATCAACCCATTCACACCCACCATAGTATCTGCTTCCAGGATATCCTTCTGCATACTTATTTGTGAGTATGGAACCTTGAGCCAATAAAATATCTTGAGAAACAAAGTTCTCAGAAGCTATGAGCTCTATATTATTTTTTTGTCTTTTTGCTTCTTTGTTTATTAAATCTAGTATTTTAGTATCTCTCATGTGTTCACCTATTTTCAGATATATTTCTAGCAATCCAAACTCCCGATGCACTAGCTTGTGCTAATCCTCGAGTTAGACCTGCGCCATCTCCACCAACATATAAATTATCAATGGAAGTTTTAAAAGTCTTGTCTACCTGTGGACGAGAAGAATAAAATTTTGCTTCTACTCCATATAATAATGTATGTTCAGAAGCTATTCCTGGAGTAACTACATCAAGAGCTTCGATCATTTCTATCAGACTTTTCATGGTCACATATGGAAGAGCTAATCCTAAATCACCTGGTACTGCTTCTTTTAATGTTGGCTCAACAAACCCTTCTTTTATTCTCTTGTCTGTGCTTCTACGATTTTTCATTATATCTCCAAACTTTTGAATAATCAATCCACCATTTGAAAGGTGGTTTGCAAGTCTTGCAATTTCATGAGCATATTCATTAGTTAGATTAAATGGCTCTGTAAAAACATGAGAGACAAGAAGAGCAAAGTTTGTATTTGTACTTGCCAAAACAGGGTCTTTATAAGAATGACCATTTGCAAGCATTGTTCCAGAATGATTTTCTACTACAACATGACCAGATGGATTTGAGCAAAAAGTTCTTACTTTTGTTCCGAAGGAAGTATTGTATATAAACTTGGCCTCGTATAAGTGTTTATTAATGTCAGACATAATAACGTCAGAAGTTTCAACTCGAACTCCAATATCTACTTGATTGTTTGTAAACTTAACTTTTTGTTTTGATAATAAGTTTTTTAACCAAATAGAACCATCTCGACCAGGACATATAATAAAGGTTTCTGCGTGTAAAACTTCTCCTTTATTAGTGACGACTGATTGAACTTGATTATCTTGAAATTCAATATCAATAACTTCAGTCTTAAATCTAAACTCAACTCTATTTTTCAAAGAATCATATATTCTTTTTAAGATTTCTAAATTGAGCTCAGTTCCAAGATGTCTTACTTCTGCCTTCAATAATTTAAGACCAGCCGAAATAGCCTTTTTTTCTATCTCATTTATATATGGAGAATTAGGGTTAGTCTTTTCTAGGGGTGCGCCCATTTCTAGATTAATTTTATCTACATACTTAATTAAATCTAAAACTTGAGAGGGGGGTAGGTATTCGGACATCCATCCCCCGAACTCAGAAGTTATATTAAACTTACCATCAGAATAGGCTCCAGCTCCACCAAACCCGCTTGTTATCGAACAAGCAGGCAAGCATCCAGCATAATCTTTCTTACCAGCTGGTGGTGGACATTTTTCTATTCTACCTTCTAATATAGGACAATTGCGTCTTGTAATTTCATGTCCTTTATCCAAAACCAATACTTTTAGATTGGGGCTTTTATTTATAAGTTCATATGCAGCAAAAATACCAGTAGGTCCTGCTCCAACGATTAAAACATCATATTTCATAAAACTTCCTCCTTATCTTACTGGGCAAACTCCAGCTTCGCAGCCTTCCATCGTGTCATCTAATAATTCAGAATATAGTTTTAAATCATACTCTTGAAGTAAATCTAATCTCAGAGGATTATGAACTGCAGATAATTCTTTATATTTTTCTTCTGTAATGGTCTCATATGGCGCTAATTGATATGTTCCACCATCTAAAGCCAAGAAAGAAACTCCAACATATTGATCCCAGTCTTCATAGATTTGTTCGAATAATCCAGTCCATTCATCAGGCTTAACTGTGATTGTATTTGAAGTATTCATATCTGTATAATATTTTTGAAATGTTTTATATATTTCAAATTGTTCTAAAGCAGAAACATCATCTTTAGTTCTTGACGCACCACTTGCAATAGGAAAATCAATAACTAGTGTGCGAGCATTTTTCATTTGTTCTTCATAGGTATCGCCAGGAGTTCCAACCTCAGGATTAATAGTCCAGCCAGATTCTTTAACTGCTAGAGCTAATGGGTCACGAGCATTGATTCGAATGCGTCGAATATAATAAGGTGCATGAGAAAAGTGAAGTCCAGGACTTACTCCACCAGCAACCTGAGAAAGAGTTCCCTCTGGTTTAATAGCTGTGACAAACAAAGGAGCGGGAATGCGAAGCTCATCTGCATATTGATTAACAGCATCTTGCCCTACTTTACGTAGAGCCGCCAGTAAAGCTTTTTCATCTTCTTTTGTTAAGCCAACCATTTCAAGCGCATCTTGATAACCAGTTAATGAACATCCTGTTAAACGATATGTAGATTGAACTCGATGCCACTCAGGAAGTTCTAGTTGAATCAGAGTCATGCGAAGGCCTGCCCGAGCAGATAAAACTTGAGCATTCAAAAGACCTTGAATATCTAATACATGTTTTCCATTTTCTTGTTTTACGAAATTCTTAACATTGACAGTGGTTAGATTACATAATCCTTTTGAAAACAGGATAATTTCGGCACAAGGATTTAAACCTATTTCTTTGGCCACTTCACAAATTGATTCATGTCCTGGATTACTTATTCCCATAGCAGCAAAAATTCTACGAGCAGCTTCATATAAATTAATCATTCCAGGTTCGCCTTCTAGTTGCATCATTTCACCTAAAAGCATAACATATTCTTTTGCAGGCTTTTCAATAAATGCTACTGAGTTATTTGACATTCTGCGATGATGAAAGCCAGTTCCTTCATAAAAACCCTTGGATAAAAAATCATCTTTCATTTTATAAAATCTTTGCTCTGGATATCTCATACCACTTGCTTTAATCATATCCCAAATCTTAGTAAACTTATCATAGTGTTCTTGTGTCCAAAGCCCATTTAATCCAAACTTTGCAAATACAGACTCCATATCATTTTCATCAAGCAAGAAAATTTCAGCTGTTCTACGAACGCCACCAACAACAACATTATAACCAATTAGATTAGCAATATCCATAATATGAACAGGACGAACTTTTACATACGCAGGATTTTTTCCATCTATCATTGGATCGGCTAGATTGTCAGGATCGTATTCATTTCTAATAACTTTAAGAATTCCTTCGAACATTTCTTTTAAAGGTTCTGGACCAGATGCAGTTCCACCAAATGTTTTTAATGGAGTTCCATTAGGGCGAACATGATCAAAATCAAGTGTTATATATTTAATATAGTCATATTTTTTATCTGTCAATAGTGAAAGGAAAATATTTAATGAGCCAACCCAACCTTCTTTACTGTCACCGATTACAATGGTTGCAGTATCTTGACTTAGGCTTAAAGAAGATTCGCTAATCATTCCAGGGAAGCCAATATAATTATAATCTTTGAATTTAACTAAGTAACCAAAGCGTCTGATAGGCGCAAGTTTCTCTGCATTTTCTAATCGACATCCAAAGCCAACACCAGTACCAACTAAAAGAGCATAAAATAAATCTCCCAAATCTTCCCATTTTTCTACTTTAGTATAGGCACAATTGAAGTTTGCCATTGCAAATTTTTGAATACCAGAATTACTACTATCTCCAACCCACATAGTTCGCCCACTTAAAAATTGGTTAAGCCCATACATTGAATTAAAAAACATTTGTGCCTCTTGTTCAATACGCTGTTTTTTATATTTTGTTATAGGCATACCTTGTCTTGTTAAGTGGTCTAACTCTTGTTTTATATTAAACTCAACAGAGCGCTTTACAGTTTCTTTCCAATTCTCTCTTCGATTTTCGCTAGTTAAGTATCTTGAATATGTTCTCAAATAAACAAACTTTCCAAGCTCATTCATATTTGGACTAAAATCTTCATACTTCTCTAAAAATTCATTTGATAAAACATTATACACTTTTTTCCATCTCCTACTACATCTAGTATTTATATTTATATTATACCACAAAATCTAGAATGCTGTCAACAAAAAAAAGATGCGATAAAAAATATCACATCATTTTTTGTCTTGGGCATCAAGAACTTCTTTAAAGTCTTTATTCATCATATCTTCAGTTAGTTCTTTCCATTGAATTCTAGGCTTAGGATTTCTTAGTTGCTCATAAAAATCATGCTTCTTTTCAACATAATCTTTTAAGATTTCTGCAATTTCTGAAACCTCTGCTTTATCGGCTTCAATTTCTTTTTCTATACTTTCGATTTGATTTTTTAACTTTTGTATTTTAGCTTCTTTATACGAAACTCTTTTGGACAAGAATTTCATTAAAGCTTTGAATTCTGTGATTTGAAGACCCACTATTTTATTAGCGTATTGAAAATCATCTTTATGGGGTTTTGATTTAGCCCTTGCTCTAATCTTACCCTTACTAAAAATAACTTCTGAAACCTTTGTTTCATCATTATATTTGTATATCTTTCTCACTTGGAAAGCCTCCTGCTATAATCTTATTCTTAAAATCATCTAATGAAAAATCTACATCAAATTCGCGAACTTCATAATGATTAACTTCGCATCGACATTTAACACAATGTAATTTTTTTAGATGCCCTTTCTCTCTTATAGAAGAAGCTTTCCTTGGAAGAGAGATTTTATTAGCACACTGAATACAATAGAAGTTAGAAATCTTGAAACTTCTTGACATGGCAATCACCCTATTTTACAATTTTCTACTACTCAGTAACTTCTGGGCCTTCAGGCAGCGGAGTGGCTTGTTCTTGTGCGGCTGCAGCTTGTTGTCGTAAATTGTTTGCAGCAATAGCTTCAAGTTCTAATAATAAATCTTTGAAAACTAATGCTAAAACTCCTGCAGGCAATCCACTTTCATTACAGACACCTATTAACTTTTCTTTTGTAGACTGAATTTGTAACTCCATAAATAACTCTCCTTTTCTTTGGTTATATATTTGAAAACTATTAATTTCAGGTTAATCTTTTTCAACCAATCCCGAAAAATTTCAGCACTCTTTTTTTACCTATATGTGATGTAAATTCCACCGTTTAGCGACTATATGGCTAAATCGAATTTTATTCGGGGATATTCTATATTATAACACAATAATTCAAAATTGTCAATACCTATTTGATAAAAATCTTTTGGTGTATCGGGCTTTAGTTTTAGAATAGGTTGTTGAGAAGCGGGAGTGCGTCTCATTAATTCAGATCCACCTAATCTATGCTTATTATATATATGTAAGTTTTGAACAAAGTGTACAAACTTTCCTGGCTTCATGTCACAAACATGAGCAAGCATCATTTGTAGAGCAACATATTGAATTTTATTTACATGATTAGCAACCAAATAATCAGAACTTCTTTGTATTAAAGTTGCATCTAAATATTTAGTGCCTTTAACATTGCGAACAGACCATATAGTTTCATAAGCGCAAGGTAGTAAACCATCTGTTTCAGAAAAACTATCCATATCCCAAAGAGATATAATATGTCTACGACTATAAGCATTTGTTTTTAATTCAGAAATAAGTTTATTTATTTGGTCAAACTTTTTTACGCTATGACCATATCTATTTCCTATTGTGCCAGGTACACTCTTTGACTCCCACTCTCTCCACCAAGTAACTCCATATTTTTTTTCCAGTACTTCTAAGTCAGAAGTTTGGTCTTGATATATCCAGAAGATTTCTTTTATAGAAGACTGAACAGGAATTTTTCTTAATGTAATTAGAGGAAATTCATTTTTAGAAATATCATATTCTTCATATACCTGTGTGATAAAATGGGAGAAGGCAGGTGTGCCATCTCCATATCTAGCACGAGGATTTTCATCAACATTTACATTTTTTGTATCTAGTAATTTTTTCATATTTTCAAAAAAATAAACATCTGCTTTTATCATATTATACTTGACCTGTTTGACAAGAATGACAAGTCAAGCGCCACCCACCTTCCCCTTGTGTTGTAAATCTTATAAGTTCAATTTCTTCATCTGGTATGTCAGAACCACAAACTTCACAGACAACAGACTCTTCAATCTCTTCTTCTCTCATTACATAGTAATGACAGCTTTCACAGTAAATGCCTCCATTTTCTTGTATTGATGCCTCGTCTTCATATATTGTGTCCCCGCAGCGATCACAGAAAGTATAGTCACAACAATCTATACAATGATAATTGCCTTGAATATGAACTTCATTTCTACCACAGTCAATACACATAACTGGCCCACCAACAAACATTACATCTGCAAGACCTAACTTACTACGATTTATAAGAGTAGTAGCTTCTTTATGTTGTTTTGATTTTAGAATATCATTAAAATGTAAAGAACCAGAATCAAAAAGATACTCTTCTATTTTCTTTCTAGGCTCTATTTTCATTTCCCATTCTCCTGGATATACTGTTTTAAGCAAGTCTAAAACTTCCTTTTCAAGAGCATCAAATTGATATGGGTAGTGTTTTGAGATTACTCCTAGATTTCGTTGTTTATTCATATAAATTAGAGCGCGCCATTTTTTTGAGTTCCACAAAATATCATCAGGCATTCGTCTAAGAGAAGTATTGTCTTCTGTATATAAATATGCTACAAGAGTACATTTATCTGCCATATATGAAAGCACGCCAGAGCCATATTCACCATCCAAAGAATGGCAAGACCTCCACCCATTATTATTTTCAGACATAGTTAAATAATCGTATGGGTGGATTGATATTCTTAAATTACCTGTTATAGATTTTTGTCCTATAATAGCAGAATATTCATTTCTTATATCTTCAAGAGACTCTTCAAACAGATATTGAGAATCTCCTATTAAAGACTTAAAGACTTTGGATAGCTTGGTGCCACGACGAAAGACTACTTTCTCATCTCTAAAAGACGCCTCTGTGATAGAAACAAAATTATTATAAAAACCTGTAATACCGTTCGCCTCAATAAAGTTTGCTAAGTCTGTTGTTGTAGAGCGCATCCTTAGTTTCTTAATAAAAACATTATATCTTTCCTCTAAATATTGAGCATCTCTTTCTACATGAACATCTTTTTTCTCTATCCAATAATTACCACCAAAGTCTTGATAGAACTCCCCCTTTTTCTTTTTATAGATTTCAATATCGAAATAGGGCATAGAAGTGTAAGTATTTTTACCTATGGTTCGTATAATATCAACTTCAAGTTTATCTATGTCTTTCATACTACACCTCTAACTTTTTATTACTTTTGCATAAAATGTTTTTTTACACTCATCAGAACAGAAAAGATTTTGCTCTGGGTTCTTAGCTTCATAAGATTTTGCACAGCAAGCACAATAATACATACCCTCTTCTTTTTCAGAAAGTGCTTTATAGCAATCCAAACAAGTTCCTTCAAAATCTTTTTTTGTTGAGAACTCATTTGGATATTTTTTTAATTCATAACAGGTGTCACAAAATGATTGGTCAAACTTTGAAGGCTTTTTCTTATGGTAATGAAGACCTGTTGTTTTATTATAGTCATAGTAATAATTATTTTCATCTTCATATTTACTCACATAATCATCATATCCATAATAATCATAGCCAGAATATTTGCTATAAGCGAAAGCTCTTTTCTTTTCTTTATATTCATAAAACTTAGGGTTCATCATTTGGTCGCCTAAAATCATTTTGACTTTATCAAGAGTGTCTTCAATAGCATAAATTAAAATTAATTCTTGAAGAGTATGCTCACCAACATAGCCAGCAGATACATTGACACCAGCAAAACCCCACTCGGGACATATCTCAGATATATCACTATAACTACCTATCTTTGTATCGAAACCAAAACCAGAAATATATCGCTCAAACTCTGGACTATCTAAATCATAATATACTGCTTCTTTGAAACCACGTCGGTCAATTTGAATAGCAAAGTTTATATAAGTATGGTCTATCTTACTTGTTAATCTTGTATTAGTTGTCATGAACTGAGCACCCAAAGCACCCTTTTCTTCGTTCCAAGTAAAAGCGATACAAGGTCTATACCCAGACAAAATCAATTCCATTATCTGATAAACGCCACATCTATCATCGCCACCAATACCATCAGGCGACCACATTACTTGTTTATCTTGGTCATAAAATATATCATCATAAACAGGTGGATGAGTATGAACTGTATCAAGATGAGCAACCATAAGAACAGGGATTTCGCCTTTTACATATATAAAATTACCTCGATGCTCAACCATATTATTTTCTTCATAATATTCTAATAAAAAGTCAACCAAGAAATCGTGCAACTCTTCTTGTGTTAAGACTAATATAGATTTTAATAATTCTACATTTACCATTAAAAACATCTCCTTTTCTTAATCCTCGTCTTCATCCCAATAATCCTCATCACGATGACCATAACCTAAAAGTGTATCTCCTTCATCAATAGCTGAGCGACAGCCACAAACACAAGGTATGCCTTCATAACCAACTATGGCAGTAGAAAATTTATTATCTCGAGCAAGGTCTTCTGTACTATTATATTTTGATGTTTGATATACTGCTCGACCATAATCAAATGAACCATGATAAATATCATTATACCAAACTGCGCCGTCTTCATTCTCAACCAATTCTTGTAAAAATGAAACAGAAAGTTTTTTGCGAACAGAATATGTATCTCCAAGATTAGAGGACATAACATCTTCAATTAATTTTGAAACAGCATTTGAATAACTATTTATAATAGCTGGATATTGTCTTGATTGAACAGCAAATGGAACAGAATGCTCTAAATACTCTTCAAATCTAGGAGCCTTAAATAAAACGACTTGTCTCCAACTCTTATTGTCGATAGACATTTTAGCAACTTTTCTAGTGCCATCTTGCCACTCAACATAACTCTTATCAAACTTACTATTAGTAACATACGCAATTGTAGAAGTTGTGTCCATCATATATGCCAATGTACCTGCGCGATATTCACCATCAAGCGCATGGCATGAACGCCAACCTGATGTATTTTCAGACATAGTAAGATAGTCTATTGGGTGAATAGAAATTATTGCTTTGCCTTTACCATTAAACTTTTGTAGAAACATAGAGTATGCAGTTTGAGTTTTATCTATTAAATCTGCTGGTAATAATTTAGACATAATACGAGATATTTTTGTACCTGTTTGAAGCTTAAGTCCATATAACACAATATCCCTAGAAATTTCATTTTTAATCATCTCGTCTTTATTAACAAATGATTTTAAGAAATAATGAAGTAAAATTGCTCGTGGCTCAGCTGCCAAATAATTTCTTTCAAAAATATCAAAATCATTTCTAAACTCTGACTCTGGTACATTATTATCTACTTCTTGTTCTATTCTAAACTTATTACCAAACATACGATATAAATGAGCCTTATTACCAGCCCAAGCATTCAGATGAAATTTTATATCTATGCTATCAGCATCTGCTGAGGACAAAATAAGTTTTTCTATTTCTCTTGTATTTATTTGGCTTAACATCTCGCCAATAGTTTGAATGTATTCTTCTTTTGATTTGAACATATAAGCCCCTCCCTAAATTATTCTTAAAAAATCTTTAAGTTTAATATGTGATTGAATTGTATTTAAGTTATCAAATGCAATTTCATTATAGTAAGATTGCACAGGAAATATTTTGCCAGCATACTCTTTAATTAATTGTGGATTTTGTTTTATAATCTCGATAGAACTTTTAAGAACATCTGGTGTAATATAGAAATGCAAATTTCCTATTTTTCTAAAATCATCTTCTGTTTTGATAAATTCAGATAATGAAGATTGACTTCCTGAATGTCTAAATACAGTCAATACATTGTCATTCATATATTGAAATGCATCATAGTCTTTAATTTGAAATGCTGTGACAAAATCATAAACTTCAAATAAAATAGAATTACTTTGTATATATTCAAGACAATCTTTTGTCAAGAAAAGATTTGCATCTTTTAATTTATCTACAACATATGACCTTGAATATGAGCCAGGGAACACAGGCTTTCCATACATGTTTTCTGAGGTCTTAAAATAACCCATCTCTACTAAGTCCAAAAATGTTGAAGAGTATTTTATTGGCACATTCATGATGTTTATAAATGGCAAAGACAAAAGTGTCATAATAGTCTTTTTAGTAACATAATTATCTTGCACATATTTTATTAAAGTGCTTGCATCGTCATAAGTAAATGAATTGAAAAGAGTATTTGCCAAGTTGCCTGAAATATAAGAATTGATTATTGTTTCAAAAGTAGATGGAGAAACATACTGTGTCGCGGTGTAAGAGCCACCATCTTTATAGATAATAAACTTTTTATTAAAATCGTCAACGATTTTTTCAACCATGTTTTCAATATCCCCAAAAAGAACGGCGCATGTTAAAAAGTCTTTGTATAAATGATGTCTTTCTTTTGAAAGACTAAAAGACATAATATAATCTATATCTGCTTCAAGCAATATTTTCATATATTCTTTTTTAGTTTCTGGATTTAATGACATCATATAGATTGGCAGGCTTTTAGTATTTGAAGCCATTAAAGATAGAGAGCCAACTTGAACATTGTATTTGGCTGGGTCTTCTTTTAACTCCTTAAAATAATTCTCGAGAATGGTCTGGACATACTCGGCGGTAGATACATCTAGTGTCTTTGAAAAAATATCTAATAGTTTTTGGTCCATAATTAACACACTCCTAATTTAATTTATTTTTTTATCTATAATAATTATATCATAATTTTTTCAAATCATCAAGTAATTTTACAACTGCAGCGTCCTTCTTTTTTACTTCGGACATAATGATTACTTCTTTGTGTGCAGATTGTGATACTATATTATAAACTTGTAGATAATCTTGTGGTAGCAACCAGTCTGCATGGGCATGACGAGTTGAACCTTCTTTATGAGATGAAAGATGAACTTTGGGAGTTCGGTCTTTCCAAGTTGCGAGAGACGCAGCAAGAGCATCATCAAAAGAAAGATTTGGTGTTGGATTAAACTTGTAATGCTCATTATCAAAAACTACTGGGATGCCAATTTGTTCGTGGATACGAAGACAAGACTGAGTACTATGAGAAGTTTGGTCATTTTCTACTGCAAGAAATTTTTTGGCATTGTCATTTAACTTTTGATAATTAGCACAAAAAGCGTCAGATGCTTCTTGCCAATTACGATAAGAGTTGAGTGCACCAACATGAAGTAAAAGAGTAGGTGTATGGTCAACTTTGAATGAGGCAAGAATATCTGCGAATATGTTGAGGTTGTGTATAGTAGATTGAACTGTGTGGTCTTGTGCAGAATTAAGCACAAAGAATTGCGAAGGATGAAACGAGATGCGCATATCATAAGCATTGATTAGAGAGCCTATGTCTGCAAGCTGAGAAGAGTATAAAGATTTCCAGTCATAATAACCCAAGTCTGCCATTGGCATAAAGTCGTCAGGTAAGCGATAAGCGAGCAAGTTATTGTCGAAGTTTTTGAGCAATAGTTTGCGCAAGTTAGTAATATTTGCTTGTGCTTTTGTTTGCAAATAAGAGCCGCGAGTAGATGCGTCTTGTCTATTGATATAAGTTAGTGTTGATGTAGAGCCTGTTTTTATAGTTGGATTCAACTCAGAAACACAAGCATAACCATGTATAATTTTTGTCATATAAAATCACCCCATAATTTAATTATAAAAGAAAAAAGCAAAGCCGTCAAGACTTTGCTTTATCGAGTTAAAAGATAAAAACCATTAAGCAAAAGAACTAGAATGGTCATTATCACAGAAGAAATAACTACTCCTTCATAAATCATTTTTTTCATTCGTCGTCCCCTTTCTCAAACTCTATGCCGAGAAATGCTTGTAGCACTCGTTTGATTTTTTGTATTCTGAAATAATAAACAATTTCCATAATGATGGAAAGCGTTAACCCACCAACTAGAAACCAAAACAACCACGGCTGAACATTTATCCAGTCGAACATATTAACGCCTCCTAACGATTTGGTATTTTTCCAATCCAAATTATAATTATAAATACTACTAAACAGGCAATTAGTTCACCCCAACCCATTAAGTACCTCCTATTTTAATTGATAGCTCTTTGGCGAGCCACCTAAATCGACAAGCGCATTTGACTCGACCAGTTTACGAAGACGAGAAGGTAACTGGGCAGAACTTAAAAAGTTAATATGAGTAGATAAGTCCCTAGACTTAAATGGCTCTTTGCCAAACTTCTCTTTTATAATAAGTGCTACTTTATTTAACTCTTGTGTATCTTTTAGCTTAGGTCCCCAATTAGTTTCAGTTTTTTTTGTTGGAATAAATTGTTTGGAAGTTAAATCAAAGTCAGCCAATACTTTGGCAAACTTCTCATCGCACCCTTGGACATTCTCCATTAGAAACTTTACTCTCTCTTGTGTATTCATTGTAAACCACTCCTTGTCTTCTACTAATTCTTCTAACCTTTGAAAATAGATTTGGTCTATACCCATATCCTGAAAATCTTTGAAGATGTAGGGCTGTTGCCTACGCAGTGTCATATAATCATATGTCATAAACAAAACCTCCAATTTTATCTTATATAATAATTATAACATATTTTTTATTTTTTATCAAGATATGGATTGAATGTCAATTCTTTCATATATTTATCCACAATTTTTTTATAGTATATATATCTTGGATTTGAGCCATATTTTCCACGAAGAGGAGTATGGGCATACCAAGCACGCCAGCCGCTAGATTTATAAATCTTAAAGGCTGCGTGCGCATTATAATAAGGTTGATATAAATCTTTTTCTTTTGCCCACTTATGTGCAGAAGTATTAATTTGCCAGAGCCCAATATCGCGAGATTTATTTTTATTTACATTTACTGCCTTGGGGTCGCCAGCTGATTCTGCTAACGCAACTGCTATCGCCTCATTTAAAGTGTTTCCTCGAAACCCACCCCAGTATGCATAGTTGGCTATGTCTATAATCTTACATTCAAGATCAGTATCGCAAAAACCAGAAGCATATATACCTAAATTTTTTTCTCTTGTTATACTATCTCTTGGTGTTAGTTCTTGTGCTATTACAACACCATCATTATCATATCTAACACCAACCCAAGAATTCAGCTCTGATAGATTTGAAAATATAAAAATAAAAGATGTGAGCGCCAGAATTTCAAATTTCTTATGCCACATCTTTATAATTATATTAACAAGTATCATAATAGCAGTTATAACTATAAACATTTCGCCACTCTCCCGACTAGGAAATCAACTACGCATTGAGGTTCCCAGCCATTCAAGTAGCACTCCTTTAAATGATTTTCATATTCTTCTTCTAAAATAGCCATCATATATTCTGTTTCTAATGCCGCCAAAGAATAATGTAGCATTCTAGAACTCTTATATTTTTGTGTAGCATAAATTATACCTTCTTGGATATAACTCATTTGTGTTTCCCCCTTTTAGGTGGATTGTTCTGATAATCTTCCTTGAACTTATCCACACATTTTCTATGACCTTCAACAACAACCTTTCTAGTTTCTAGGCTGCGCAAAGACCACCAGTTCTCAAACCCATGAGTTTCGCCGCAAACATCACATTGTCTTTTCATAAGAACACCTATTTATTTTTTAGTTAAATTATATATAATAATTAAAAGCAACAAGAAGAGTGGGGCCACAACGAACCAAAGTCCGAGAGCCAGAACCCAAACAAACAGAGTTCCCATCATTCGGCCGCCACCCTCTTCTCTTTCTTTCTATTGTAAATCTTTTTACTTTCTTTTATTTTCGTCACTGGCTTTATCGCCCACTCATTGCGAAACTTCTTCCATGGATTTCTCATCATCTTTTACCTTTACAATTTGCATGCGTGTCGCGCTATCTAGGTGCTGGGATAGACTTTGGAATGCACCAAACATATTATCAGTTTCGATTTCGAACTTGAACTTAAAGGTTATTTTATATAAACCTTCTTCAACCAAGTCGTACTCTAACTCTTCTGCATCTTTGGAACGAACAGCGTTCGCCGCATAGTTGAGAAGTTCGTTTGCGTTCATTCGTTTATATTCGTCGAACCATAGATATACTCGATATTTATTCATGCAAATCACCCTTTCCTTTCAAGATAAATGCAGCCCATAAATACTGCTATGGAACCAATTACTAGAATTAGTATATTCTGCAAACCAATAGTATTGACTAATGTGTGTATCATATATAAAAACCACCTTGTCTAAATTATAATTATCTTACCAACAAATATGTTCAGTCTGTTGCCAGACGCCGCCAATATATCCTGTTGGTCTAAACGAATATCCTTTGACTAAAAACATTTTTTTAATCTCGTCTTTATACTGATGAGCCACACTAAAACATGTACTTGTGAATCCACGCTCTTTTGCAGACTCGATAGCGCGCATAACATTAAAAACTTCTTTCTCTACAATTCTTTTATAATCCTCTGTCTCTTGCATTTCACTGCGAATATCTTGTGCTGACCTAATCATAGAGTTAGACCTCCTCGCTGCAATCGCTCTAATTCATACTCATAAGCAAGAACAAGCGCCTCATATTTATTACGCTCTTTCTTTAACTCTTCAAGTTGCTTGACATTTTGTTCAATAGCATGGTATAATTCATGAACATCATCGTCTAACTTATTATACATTTCATCATAATATGCGGCCAAAATCTTTATTTCATCTTGTCTAGTGTTTAACATATTCTTTCCTCCTATTGTCGATTAAACCATTTGTTCCAAACTATTTCACTCCAATGCCATATAGAGGCAATAAATACTACAAATATAAATAACCAAAATGCTATATTAACTAACTCCCATGTTGTCCACAGGATACCAATTAAAGTATCCATAGGGCACCTCCTTTTTGTACTTGACAATTCCGATTATTTTGTGCTATAATATAAATATAATAAAGAAACTTGACGACTGAAAAATAAACTTATTTCAAAAGATTTTCAAGTCGCTTGGCAAGACCATCATAGTATTCCATTTCAGTTATAATGTCGTCGTACATGTCGCCATACTTTTCTTGGTTTAAGTAAGCCAATGCTTCATCTAATTCCGCATACCTGCTATCAATAGCAGTTAATATAGATTTTACTTCATCTTCACTCAATAGAAGGTTAAAATTTTTCATTGGGCCGCACTCCTTTCATTTAGGATTTGAACTAAATTATCGCATTCAGTCTGGTCTTTGAAATCAATAAGCAGACCAACCAACTTGCCTTTGTAGTCACGATTGACACGCACCCGCACACTCGTATAATTTGCTTTTAAGAATTGAATATAATCTACAACTTGCGTATACCCCAAGTCTATCGCTGGATAGCGCCAATGTTGTAAATTGATTTGGTTCGGGTGCGCCACATGATAGTAGTCGTCCATAACCCATTTTTGTGTATAATACATTATCCCCATAACCTCCCTGCGAAAAAGCCGCCGCCAAAATTATCGTCATTATTGTTGCTCTTGCTAGACTTGCGTTTTGTAGATTTAGCAGACTGCAAATTATATTTAAGACTATGAATATCAAACTGCGCCTCCATGAAGTCCATTTCGCAATCAAAGAATGCGGCTTTAACATGACTGATTTTATTTTTGCAGTGTTTCCAATTATAATAACCAACCATAAGTTCGGCAGTTTGAGAGTCGGCGCCCATAGCAGTCATTATGAAATCTATCTTTTCTTTGTGATACATGGTGTCCCAATTCTTTTTACCTAACTTGTCTTTGATTTGTAAATACAAGGCGTTATTACTATTTTCATTATCTTGTTCGATGGCCCACCCCAAGTTCATTATATATTCCTGATTGGGCTCTTCATAATAATAACTCTTAATTTTGATGTCGCTCATACTATTCCCCCTATTTTTATCTTATATATATATTATACCATATATTTACAAAATTATCAAGTAAAATTTCCCGACTAGATTATGCTATTAAATATATATATAATAGCACATTTTAATCGGAAAACTCAAAGGAGATGTCGCAATGAAAACCCTGACCTTATTAGAACTATTAGAGATAATCGGAATGCCCTATAAAACATTCTCGAAAGACAGAAAAAAATATATAGAGAAATGGCAAAGATACACAACTCATTTTGCTGTTAAAGGCAGGGGGTCATCGGCTGTGGTCACTTTGTCATCTCTCGATATATTTCTTTTTGAGGGCCATGCTCGGCGCGAGTGGGGTTTTGGTGAGAAGATAGATTATGTAGTGCTATATACTTTATATGAAATAGTGATGGAACGAGATGGATATTTCCTACCATCATATTCAAATCTCTCTCGGCAACTAGGAGTACACCGCAACACCATAGGCAAATACTTTAACCTATTAGAAGAGAAGGGTATTATACAGAAACAGGTTGAGTATGAGGACCGCAGATGGAGGCGCGTGAAGGCTCTGCCGCAGTTTCATACGACACAATAAAAAAAAGACCACGGGCGCGCAACCCATGGTCTATTCTTTTTGGCGGGGCACAGAGGAAACCTATCCAAACATCTGTGCAGAGTTTTTGATGAGTCAAATAGGATTAGCGATTTTCACGATTATCATTGTAGATTTCGCGCCACAATTCCTTCAAGTCGAAAGCATCTATGATTTCCTGTGGGATGCGTCGAAGAGCATTCTTGATGTCTTCTTTTGAGTCCCAGTTCGAAGGGAAGTCGTAGTACTCTTCTCCATGATGAGTTGCCTCGCCAAGCAACTCCACGCCCGGCTCATGGAACATTAGATGATATTCTAATCCCCACTTGTTGTGTGCGTGTTCGAAAGCCCCTAGTGGGGCTGCCCATGCCGTAGAGAACGATATACCTATTGAGTAATCGTCGTCTTTGAATACGGTGGGTGAGTCCACATCCCATTTAGTGCCCCAGTGTTTGTTGGCCCAGTGATACCATCTATCATCTGAATGGTTGGCCGCGTAACCATCACGCAACTCTTGGGGCATAGGATGTAGAAAGTCGAGTAAGCGACTGTCGTCACAAGCCCTCACCAACTCTTTATATAGGTCGGGAGAAACATGCTCAGACTTATAGATATAAACTACATTGTCGCACCAATTCGGCATAAGTTTCCCTCCTTGTATATAAAGTGCTACCCTGAAAGTCCCACAAGCAGGATAGAGAGTTCTTCTGGTTGGTGCACCAGACATAAGGGACTAATAAACTTTAACTTATATAATAATTATATCATATAAAATTAAAGTTGTCAACATTTTACGGAAATGCCTATTCGGGAATTATTTGCCCGACTGATAGGTAGTAGAAGTACTGCCCAATCTCACGATACTCAAATCTGTTGAGGCGACCTATAAAAGTGATTGTGTCACCTTTATTGATGGACGCCAAAACTTCTGATGGTTCGCCAGTTGAGAGCAGAACTTCTGCCACTCCAAATTCAAGATGATTTATGTCAATAAGTATACTGCCATCCTCACGAACAGCGAGCACCACACCAGTCCACTTGACATACCTGCCTTTGATTTGGGCCCAGTAGTCAGTTTTCTGATATTCAGTTTTATTGACAAACTCGGCCTCAAATGTGTGGAAGTCTGTGCTTATGAATTGAGGTTCAGCCGCACAACTTCCTATACCTATTGTAAACAATGAAAGTATCGCCACGAGTGCAACTCTTTTCATTCTTTACCATCTCCTATAAAAAATCGTATCAGGCAGGGCCTTTCACCCTTGCAACACCCTTGCGTGGAGTTCCACCATCCGAGGGCAGATTATTGTCTTGACTGCGTTTATCTTTCGCCACTGATAGATTTTGTTGAACCTGTCTTTCTGTTCTTTCTGCGTCACGATATGAGATTTCTATATGTTGCTGTTCTCTGTCTATACATGACACCTTCTTTCTTATTGAGGGTATGGGACTTGAACCCACAATCTCTCGCTTATCAGACGAGTGCTTTAACCAATTAAGCCAACCCTCGATGACCTATACAGGATTCGAACCTGTGACTCTGCCGTGAAAGGGCAGCGTCTTCACCACTTGACTAATAGGCCTTGGTATGCGTTTTGATGGGACGCATCGAACCCACTGCAAACCAGACAATTAAAAATAACTTATATAATAATTATAAATCATTTTTTAGGTTTTGTCAACCTATTTTGTTTTTTGCAACAAGGGCAGAAGGATTCGAACCTCCATCCGAGGTTTTGGAGACCTCTATTCTACCATTGAACTATGCCCTTAAAAGATGCCACCGAAAGGATTTGAACCTCCAACCTACTGATTACAAGTCAGTTGCACTGCCGTTGTGCTACGATGGCGTTAGTATAACATTCTTTTTTTACTATTGTGTTGTCTATTTCCAGAACACCATCTACAAGTTCCATGATTTCTGCACTGCTTATCAATAGTCTTTGCCTTCCTGTATGGTTGGCGCTTTTCTTTTCCACTTGCTATTGCTTTATTCAAAGCCATATAAAGCACCTCCAGGCATATAAACATATCGAGCGCCACCTACTGCCCGTGAAGGCTTTGGACTTGCACCATGTTAGTAGGTTATTGTTGTGTTGTCGGGAGAGTTTTTGCCATTTCCCTGGGCGCCTATGAACCATGGTGGACTTGAACCACCGACCCTCTGATTAAAAGTCAGATGCTCTACCAACTGAGCCAATGGTTCGTACGATGGGGATAGGATTTGAACCTACGCGCCGCACGAGCGACCTACTTGTTTAGCAAACAAGCCCCTTAAACCACTTGGGTACCCCATCTGAACTTCTCTGGGTCTAACTCTATGTTCTCGATATTACCACCAATACGAGTATAGTCAGAGCCCCCATCTATATAGATGGACTTACAACTGCACCACTTGAAGTCGTGTCTATATTCAGACTGAATGATATCAAGACATTTCTTGCATTGTATTTTGCTGCCCATAGACACGCCTCCTTTTTTTATTTTATTGCGGGAGTGGGATTTGAACCCACGACCTTTGGGTTATGAACCCAACGAGCCACCACTGCTCTATCCCGCGACTTTGGAGGTAGGGTTCGAACCTACGACCCTCTGGTTAACAGCCAGATGTTCTACCACTGAACTACTCCAAAAAAAAGTTGGGGGAACAAGTCCCCCGAGAGTTATTTCTTATTGCTGTTGTTGGCAGCATTAGTGCCTGCGATATATCCAACTGCGCCACCTATTAAAGATGAACCGAATGCAGTTAGAACTTGTATGATGGAGTCATTGACAGGATAGTTGATGCCTGTGACCGCAGCAAGAAAGAATACTCTACCAAATTCTAGGATTGCCATAGTTAACACTAGACCAATCGCACCATATGCTACGATACGGGCAATTTTGTCTTCGCCTTGTTTCTGTTTCATAACTAATAGCCCCCTTACTATATATTAGGGTTTCCCCTAAATATATTAGCAAAAGGTATGGTTATTTTATTACAAAAAGACCATATACTACTAGAAGGGCTCGAACCTTCCTGCTCAGCCTTGACTGATGTAGTGGTATTGAAACCATCGTGGAACCTGCTAACTCAGATGGGAGAAGTTTTTTACGAGCAGGAAAAATAACCTTATATATATATTATAATATATATTTTCAGGTTTGTCAATAGGATTACTTATTGACGATTTTGGCGTCGATGAGGGTGTGTGTAAAAATCTTTCCGTCATACTTACCCTTGATAGTTAGAATATCGCCTTTTTTAATTTTTAGCAATACTTCTTCATTTTCTTTCATTTCTGCTTTAAAGTCGCCAAATCCTTCTATACAAAAATCATCACTTACGCACAAGTAGATAACATATTGTCCCCATTCTGTTTCAACAGAAGAAACAATTCCTACCCATTCCATATACTCGCCGATATAGGTTTCTTGTTGTATTTCTGTGAGCATATCAAATTCTGTATATTGGGGAGTTTTGACTGGCTCTTCTTTCGGTTCTTCTTTATCGTCTGGTTTCTCTTTGTCTTCAATCGCGATATCATCTGTGTTAGATGTTGGGTCGAAGGCCGCACTGATTGTGCTTGACAAGATTATAGCAATAAAGTAGAATAAGAATACGATAGGTCGAGTTCGCTTGGTGAAACTCTTGGGTAGCACGAGGTCGGGTTTGAATAGTCCGACAATTAGTGCGATTAAGGCAGCGACTGAAAGTATTGCGAAAATGTTACTTAAAAATAACATAAAACACCCCTTTTTTATTTTATATATATATTATAACATGAAAAAATATAGTTTGTCAATATGATTAGTTATTTATATATTCTTACTATTGGTTGTTCGTTATCAAAAAAAGACTTTTCATTTACTTCTGATACTATGTAGGATAAATATATGTCCACATAATTTTCTTTGTTGTAGCTCGGTATGTTGTTAAGCCATAAATCATATTTTATTGAAACAAAAATATCTATTTCTAGGCTATCTCCTTTTTTTAGAGAAAGTGCTTCTTTCTCTGAATATGGATATCCAATTCCATAAACACCTAGTGAGAATAGATTATAATAATAGCCTCCTTCTGATATTCCTGTTGATATTCCAACTATTGTTTGGTTTGTATTATTTTTTATAGTTGCTTTATAGCAGAGTGTATTATCTACTATTTTTTGATGTGATATAAAACCATCATCATTAGGAGAAATTGTTTCTGTTGTTATTAGATATTTTATAATTGATGATTTGTCACAGGCTATTTTTTTTAATGATTTCACTTCTATATAATCGTTCTCATATATCTCATACTTTATACTATTATCTTCTTTTTTTGGTATATCTTCTTTTAGAAGTCTTTCTACCTCATCTAAACAATAGTGTCTCATTCCAATTCCTATTATAGTTGCCATGAGTTTTTGTTCTGCTGGATATGGGGTTGATGCCACTATGGAAATTATTGTTAAATCTAACATTTCCTCCATTGTTCCTATATTTTTTGCAATTTCGCAATGTGTTTTCGAGGCTTCAATTATTCCTTCTTTATTTTCTTCTATATATTCAGATATAGACGGCATTTGTTCTTTTAGGTTTTCTATTAGTTCTTCATCATAACCTAATAATACATCTTTTTTTTCTTCTATTATAACATTCTCTTCTTTTTTATCTGCTGAGTATTCTCCTGTTTTCATTATTCCTCCCAAAACAGGTCCTATAAATAATATAAAAAAGAGAATTATTCCAATTTTTCTTATCAAAAATACCACCTTTTTTCTTATATATTTTCGGTTCTTGTACGGAGCCGTAACCCACCTTTATATACAGCACAAAGAGAGGTAGAAGCCTATTCTGTAAATAGACCTACCTCTCTCTATGTCCGTAAATGTGCTATATAATGGCATATATAGGCACTTTTTGGTCGGAAAATGCTAGGAGTGGTGTGCCACACACACTCTGCGTATACTAGACGCAGTTTCCCCACTCCCGTCGCCGTACTACTACGCTAATTTGTAGTGTACGCGTTTCGCTTTGCCTACTTTAACCTGTACCTTAACAACAGAACCTTCTGCTACTAATTGGTTAGCGTATGCAGTGATTGAGTTGACAGCAAGGTCGCCCTTGTCATTGACCAAGTACTCTTCTGGCAGATTGGCTGCGTCGTTGATAGCATTGGCGATTGTCTCGCGGTCTAATGCGTCATCTGACTGGCCGAGTACTGCAAGGATAGCGTCTTTCATTGCCTGTGCTTTTTCTTGTTCTTTCTTGTTCACGCGTGGTGCCTTGAAAGACTTCGCGAAATAAGCCTTCGCTTCTGGTGACAACTCCATTTTCTCTACTTCTTGTACAAATTGTGCTCTCGACATACGAATAGCCCCCCATTGAATTATAATATATTTTTTTTACCTTACATGATAATTATATCATGCTTGAAACATTTTGTCAACCTTTTTCCGAAGGCCGACTACTTGCTCGCGAACCGAAGTTCGTAAGGTGTTTTTTAACTTTTTCAACCTTACATAATAATTATACCATAAGATTTTCAATTTGTCAACACTCACCAGAACTCTCGCTCGAAATCAGTTTTAACAAATCTCAACCTTATATAATAATTATAACATAGAAAAATCATTTTGTCTAGGGCTCACAGAAGTGCGGCTCCCGCTCCCCATAAAAAGATTTTTTTCTTTATATAATAATTATAGCATGATGGAGCGGGATTGTCAAGCCACCCTCGAAGCGGGACGGCTGTGGTATGGGAGAATAAAAAATAGGCAATCAATTCTATTATAACATAAAGGCTCCCATTTGTCAAGCGATGTCAGGCGGGGGGGTGGTGTTTCCAGAAGGGCGGGGCGGTCGGGCGGAAAGAAATCGGAGTCGTGTAAATACTTGACAGCTGGCTCCTGGTGTGATAACCGATGGAGAGCGATCGGATTTCCGAGTGATTTGGTTATATAGGCCCCTCCTGTTTCCAGGAATTACGCCTCTGGAAAAAATGGAAAAATTTGGAAATTCCAAAATTTTGGAAAATTTGGAAAATCCTGGAAACCGCTGGACTACGAGCGGACTCCGTTTGATTTGCGTATATAGGGCGGGTCCTTTTCCAGGAATCGGCCTCATGGAAAAATTGGAAAAATTTGGAAATTCCAATTTTTAGAAAAATTGGAAAAATCTGGAAAACCGCTGGAAAGCGCGCGGGCGGTATCTAAATTCGTATATAGAGGGGGTCCTGGATTCAGGAAAGAAAATACTGGAAAATTTTCCAAAATTTGGAAGTTTCTGAATTGTCAGACAATTCTGAAAATTCAAAAACCTCTCGAAATCGAGAGGCAAGGGCGTTTGTCAAGTTTTTTCAAAGCAAAAAAAAAGGGTTTCCCCTTTTTTTTTAGACTAGTCGATACTTGATAGTTTTGACTTTGCCTTGCTTGACTTCTTGCTTGTCAAGTTTGCCTTGCTCTACTAACTGATTAGCAAAAGCAGTTACAGAGTTGAATGATAATTCATCTTTATCATTGTACAAAAACTCTGGCGATACTAGGTCAAGTTTTTCGATTTGAGACATAATCTCAACACGATTTAGAAACTGACCTTTTCTAGCAGTCAATACTTCAAGAATAGCAGACTTCATAGCAGTTGCTTTTTCTTGCTCTTTGCGATTGACTTTTTTCGCTTTTACTACTTGGTCAAAATAGGTTTGACCTTCCTGTGAAAGTTGGTTTCTCAACATTTCAACTTCTTTGATGAACATTTGTTTTTGTGTCATCATAAAAAACATCTCCTTTTTTTTTGGTATACTTTATTATACCATGATTTTTTTTGATTTGTCAAGCATGATTTTTTATCTCATGCTTGTCAAAGCCAAATTGATAATTCGGATAGCAAGTTTAATTACTTCCTCATCAGCCAATTTAGGTAAAACTCTGTAAACAACCTTAACCACATAAAACACCTTCTTTATATCAATTTTCCTTACACTCTTATTATACACTATACAATAATAAAAGCAAGTATTTTTAGGAAAAAAAATAGGGTTATTCAAAAAATTGTATGGGTTCAAAAAAATTGTGAAATTGTCTTGACAATTAAACTTCCCCTTCGAATTCGAAGGGCAAGGGCGTTTGTCAATAGACAAACAAAAAAACTAGGCATTTTTTAGCCTAGTTTTATTTGGTATTTTCCAAGGGTGGACAAGCATTCCCGATAGATGTTTTTTGTTTTGTGAAAAGCATTTAGCAAGTATTTCATTTTCTATCATCATATCGTGATAGCCTTTATGTTGCTCTATAAAATCATAATTTTTAGTTATGTATTTATAGCCAACTTCTGCATTCGTCAATAAGTTTTGAGTTTTTTCTTTTACCCAATTTTGTTTGACTGCTATTTTTTGATAAGTTTTTTGAGTATAAAGAACTTCACAAGCGAATGACCATATACATAATTTTTGTAATTTTTCAAAATCGTGTTTTTCTTGTAAAAGTTTTTCGCTTGTTTTTTTCAACGCGTCTAAATCAAACATTAAGTTATAAGCCGATATTGTTTTTACTTTGTACTTATCAATTAACGCGTACATGATATTTAAGACTTCAAGAAAAGTTTTTATTTCATAAGTTTTGTTATCAATATCAACTTGATAAGTAGGAACTTTTTCTTTATAATACGCATTGCTCATTAAGTCTTTATCGTTCCAAATCTCATCAATTAAAAACGCGTATTTTTCTTGAATGTTTCCTTTTCTATCAGTTACACATATTCCAATATCGTAAATCAATTTTTCAGAAAAGCCCCCCGTTGTTTCAACATCTACTAGCAAAAAATAATTTTTCATTTTTAATCATCTCCAATTTTATAATTTTATTACTCTTTAATCTTATCAAACTTTTAATACTTTGGCAAGTTTTTTTATATAAACAACTTCTCTTTTATACGCGTCTTTTTCCCAAGGTTGCTTATCGTATTCTGCATTTGAAAAATCTCTATCATACCAAAATTGTTTCAAGTCAAAAATCTTACCATATCGATATTTTAATTTTTCTGTAACCATTTGCTCAATATGTATCATTTCATGAATGATAGTTTCTACTAGCAAATTATCCGATAAAGTTTTTTCTATTTCAATTTGAAAATCACGAGGTTTATAATTATCGTATTTATAATCACAATATCCCATTACCCCGTCAAGTGTTTTGAAATAAAAATCAATTCTTACTTGATAGCGTGGAAACAATTCACTTACCATAAATTGTACAACGCCTTGAACAATTTTTCTTTGCTCTTTTGTAGCCCCATAAATTGCTATTTTTGTACGCATAAAAAATCTCCTTTCTTTTATCTCTATCTAGTATCTCATTTTTGTCAAGGGTTGTCAAGCATAACCCTATCAATTTTTTGTATGGGTAAGACTTGACATTTTTGGGAAAAAGTGATAAGGTAAAAAATGGAAAGATTGGGCTTCCAATTTTTCCAGAAATTACCATCTTTACCAAAAACTCCCTTCGAGCTCGAAGGGCTCGGGCGTTTTGTCAAGTACCCTTAACAAAAAAAAATAAGCCCTTCGGCTTATTTCAAAAAGTACTTGACTTTTTTTGTCTTGCCTTGCTTGACTTCCATTTTGGAAATTGTTCCAAGTTCGGCGAGTTGATTTGCAAAAGCAGTAATGGAATTGTAGGCAATTTCATTTTTATCATTTAGCAGATATTGTTCATCAATATCGGCATTGTCAAAAAGTGATTTTGCAATTTCATCGCGAGAAAACATTTTATTTTTGTTTTCTTGTAGGAACTTTAAGATTTCAGATTTTAAGATTTCTGATTTTTCTTTTTCCTTGCGATTTACTTTTTTTGCCTTTACTACTTGCTCAAAATAATTTTGAGCATTTTCAGATAATTGAGATTTTAAGTTTTCAATTTCTGAAATAAAAACTTGTTTGTTTGTCATCATAGACAACACCCCTTTTTTTAGATTTTTTTATTTGCCTTACTCTTACACTATACCATATTATTTGGCATAGTGCAAGCGTAAAATTAAAACTACTAGGACTAGAACAAAGTTTATAAAGTCTGCTAAAATTAAAAATGTTAAGTTATAATGAATAGAATATGTCATCATCATTACTATACCAACTAGGGTTAAAATAACATTTGTTAGATTTATATCATTGACTGATTTTGTTCTAACCATTTGTTCAATTTGTGGAATTGTTCCAAAAGCAACAACTAAACCACCAATTAAAACTAAAATGTCAAACATTTTTGCCACCACCTTTTTTTGTTGAGTAGATTTTTTTATCTACTCAACATTTGAATTGCCAAGTTTACACAACGAAAAGCCATTTTAATAGTTTCATCATTTGTGTATTTTGGGTTAAGAATATCCAAAACTTTTTGCATAAATATCACTTCCTTTTCATACTCTAATAATACACTAAAAAAAATACATAGTCAAGCATTTTGGGATAAAAAAATAGACTTATTCAATTTTTTGTATGGGTTGTAAAAAATTGCAAAAAACTATTGACAACAAACATGCCCTTCGATCTCGAAGGGCAAGAACGATGTCAAGAAAAAACTAGCCATTTTTTTTGGCTAGTTTCATTTTTCCATTTGGTATTTTCCATGGGTGACTTATCACACCTGAAATATGTTTTTTGTTTTGCGCAAAACATTTTGCTAGTATTTTATTTTCGATTAGCGCGTCATGTATGCCTTTGTGTTCCTCGATAAAGTCATAATTTTTTGTAATGTATCTATAACCAACTTCGGCGCTAGTCATTAAATTATTTGTATTTTCTTTTAACCAATTTTGTTGTGTTGCAATTTTTTTATAAGTTTTTTGCGTGTAAAGTACTTCACAAGCAAACGACCATATACACAATTTTTTTAATTTTTCAAACTTGTGCGTTTCGCCTAAAATTGCTTGGCTTGTTTTTTGTAGGGCATCTAAGTCAAAAACTAAATTGTAGGCAGTTATTGTTTTTATTTGATATTCATCAATTAGTGAATAAATTGTTTCTAGAATATCGGCAAAGTTTTTTATTTCATAATTTTTACTTTTTATTTCTTTTGTATATGTAGGTATTTTTTCACGATAGTACGCGCTATTCATTGCTTTTTTATTTTCCCAAATTTCTTTTACTAAAAATGCGTATTGCTTTTGAATGTTGCCTTTTCTATCAGTAACAACTATACCAATATCATATACCCATTTTTCAGCAAATGTTCCCGCAGTTTCAGTATCAACTAACAAAAAATAATTTTTTCTCATTTCATCACACTCCATTTTTTCATTAATTTTTTTTCCATTCGATATGCTTGTCGTTCCCAAGGTTGCCTTGAATAAGGCGCGCTTGTATAATCTTTATCTTTCCATATTTTTTTCAATTCTACAAATTGCTCTTTTTCATTGATACCATATCTATCTTTTAAGATTTCACGCGCCATTTGATTTACATGAATTAGTTCGTGTATTATAGTTTCAGTCAAAAGTTTTTTATTCATGTTTTTTTCCAATTCAATGGTAAAGTGTCTTGGTTTTATATTGTCATATGTATATATGCAGTACCCATAGGCATCCAAGTTTTTCATGGTATATTGTATATAGATATGATGGCGCGGAAAAAGTTCTTGCGCTACAAATTCAGTTACGCGCTTTATAATTTTGCGTTGCTCTTGTGTTGCGTTGCTTATGCTTATTTTTGTTTTCATGTTTACACCCCCTTTTTTGTCTACTATAAGTATAACACCCCAAGCAAAAAAAAGTCAAGCGCAAAAAACACACCTATCCAAATTTTTGTATAGGTTACCACCCATTCAAATTTTTAAAGGGGGGTTCCTGGAAATTTTTGGGAAAAAAATTTTTTGGAAAAAAATGGTAATTTTTTGGACTGGTAGAAATTGGAATTACCATTTTTTCCAAATTTTTCCAGTCGCCTGCGACTGGCAAAAAATTGTCAAGTGTTTTTTTTGCATAAAAAAAACTTGAACCTTATACAAGGTTCAAGCCTATCCACCAATCATTCATTTGTTCGTATGGGCGATTTTGTTTTATTGTTTTTCCAAACTTGATAGCGCGACCACCTTTATTTTGCCACTCTATTAAATTGACTTTATAGTCATCAATTAGAGTAAGATTTTCAAGAGTAGAAAGATTAAACTTTTCTAGTACATAATCGGCTTTTGATATTCCCATAATCAAATGGATATTTTCTTTTTTGATAAATGGCAAGTGTTCGCGTACCCATTCCATTTTTTCAGTTTTGCAATATGGTGTATCAATACACATTGAGAGAATATGGATATTTCCGTCATATACATATTTCAAAAAATGAATGGTATTTTTTGCTTGGTGTTTCATTTCCAAGTTTCTAAAAAAACCTTGTTCGTGCATTTTTTCTTTGCCACCCCCGAGTTCAAATTCCGCGATAGTATCATCTAAATCAATAAAAATCATTTCCTTCATTTTTAACACTTCCTTTTCTTTTGGTATTATTATCATCTCAAATTATCAATAAAAAGTCAATAAAAAATTATAGGAAAAATAAAAAAATTTTTTCAAAAAACTATTGACAACTCTTATTTTTTCGTGTATAATTTTGCATCAAAAAAACCTTGCGCCAGCGCAAGGCAAAAAAAATGTCAAGGTTTTTTTTTGTAAAATAAAAAAAGCCTTTCGGCTTTTTTTATTCTTGTTTTTCTGCGAAGTCTTCGACTGCGTATTTAACGCGGTCAGTCAAGACTTGCATAATATCGGCAAGGTACTCGTGAGAAGTTTCCCAGCGCTCACCTGTGACTAAATCAGTCACAATAATAAGGTCATTTGAAACTTGGACAACAAACTCGGATTTTAACATTTTTGAAAACCACCTTTTTTTTATTTATACTATTATAATACATAAAAGAGTAAAAAAAGTCAATAAATAATTTAGGGAAAAATTAAAAAAACATTCAAAAAAAACTATTGACATTTCGCATTTTTTCGCGTATAATTTTATGTCAAAAATGCCTCTCGATCGCGAGAGGCTCGAACGATAAAAAAAATAAGCCTTTCGGCTTATTTTAGTAGTTCGGCATTGTAGCGAAGCACCCTAGAAAGAAATTCAGGTCGAGTTAATTCAGTTTGATTTTTTTCCCACTGAAACGACATGCAGTCGATAGCCTCGCTATCTGGACCCTTTCCAACCTCGCGCACCCATATATAATGAGTGCCTACTTCGTGTTCAAAATGCAACCCCTCAAAGTTTACCTCGTAGCGCGTTTTTTGTGTCATTGTTTATCGTCTCCCTTTGCTTGTTATACTATTATAATACATGACTACTACAAAAAAAGCAACTATAAATTATAGGAAAATTAAAAAAAATTTTTTAAAAAAACTCTTGACATACTCTAATTTTTCGCGTATAATTTCTCATCAAAAATAGCACGCGATCTCGCGTGCCCCGAGCGTTTGTCAATTATAAAATAAAAAAAGCCTTTCGGCTTTTTTATCTGATAGGAAAGTCTCCCAACTCCTCATCATCAATGATTTGTTGTGGTACTCCCATAAGTCTCATAAGTTCCCAAGAGTGTGGGTGAGACAGAGTACGATTTTTTGCATTTTCTATGCAGTAGTCGAGTATAGTGTCGATTAAGTCATCAACGATTTCTGGGTCAAAAGTTTTTGGTTTGTTCATTTCAAACTCCAATTCTTTTTGAGACCAAGTAGCCGCCATTTCATCAACACTTGCAATCCAATTCATCATAGTTTCTCTTTTCATTTTTCATAACCCCTTTGGTTTATTTGATACTTTAATAATACAAGAATACAAGCAAAAAAGCAATACTTTTTTTGGGAAAAAATAAAAAAATTATTTGAAAAAAACTCTTGACATATGCAATTTTTCGTGGTAAAATTCGCATCAAACTTGCCATTCGCGTGCGAATGGCAAAAAATGTCAAGCATTTTTTGAAGATTTTAGCAACGAAATTTTTCGTTATTTTGGAAATATATGGAAGGGCTGTAAAGCCCTTCCTGTTATCTTATTCTTGCTTGAAGTTCTGCCGCCCTTTGAAAAAGTGCTCGTTCTGCTATATTAAAATCTTGTTCTGAATAGTCGTCAGCGTAGTATTCTCTTGCCATTTCAAGTTCAGAGTATTCATTCATTAAGTCTGCTATTTCCATTTCATTCAATTCCATTCCAAATTCGTATCTCATTTTTTATTCCACCTTTTATATTTTTTTTGTGATACTACCTAACGCGTTCGTTAAGTAGTATGCACATTACCATTTCAATTTCTAAATCGTAGTCACGATTTTCAGAGCCTTCATTTGAAAGGTAACCAAGTGACTGCAACTGCACAAGCAATTGTTTTGTAGATAGAGCCTGATAATCAAGAAACATTTTTTCTGCATCTTGAAGGGTAATTCCATAATCTTGTGCAAAACCAATTTGGTACATATCTACCAATTTTTCTGACAAGATTTCTGACTTCAAATCGAAGTCATAATCATAAGTAACACCATTTACATTTTTTAATTCCAACATTTGAACAACCACCTTTTTTTTATTTATCTTACATTATTATAATAAACGATAATGAAATAAATTGCAAGTATTATTTTTAATTTTTTTTAACCTATACAATTTTTTGATAGGGTTGCCACCTATACAAAAATTTGACAGACCCCACTGGAAGTTTCTTCCAATTTTTCTGGAAAAAATTGGAAACCCTATTTTCTGGAAAATATTTCCAGTTTTCTGTCATATTTTCCA